GAGCCTATGAGATCCGCACCGGCGAACGCTATCTGCATGGGCTGGAAGATGGCGAGATCCGTTGCTGGCCGGAATACCATCTCTTTATCATCGACGAGCGCACCGGCTCCGTGATGATCGAAGGCGGCTACGGCACGTTTTCCTATGGCTGGCCATCCGTCGCGCGCGGGCCGGAATCGCTGCATTCGTTCCTGTACGATCTCCACTTCGACTATTTCATGGGCAAGGCAGCGAAGCAGCCTCACCGCATCATCGACCACGATCGCACCGTTACCGAACTGAAGCGCCAACTCATCAAAACTAGGTGGGAAGATGGCCGCTGGAAGGGCACTATGTGGGACAAGGATCGTGTGCGATCGATGTGGGGCGATCTCACCTCGTGGGAGTGCGACTATCAAGGCGAGAGCCTTGTCCGAAAGCTGTTTGAGGATCACGACTGGTACGCGTACCTCGACTGCTCCGATCCGTCGTACATGCAGGATCACCCCGGCATGCGGCGCTTCTGGGATGAGGTGTGGTCGGTGTTCCGCGACCAGATCCTTCGCCCGCATTACCTCGAGCATATCAAGCAGAAGCCGATCAGACGCGGTCGAGCGCTGGTGTCGATTGACGGGCAAGCCGATCGGATCGCGGCATGAAGCCGGCCGCTTCCGCCCCGCCCCGAATGGAGCGCTATGAGCATCTCTCAAACCTTGAGGCGCGGCTCTACGCAGCCGTTCCGCCGGTCGATCCCGAGCCGCTTCACTGGCTCTTTGACGACGCCAGCGCCTCGTATTGTTACGAGCATGCGCGTGAGGCCTTGTTGAAGGCGAAGGGGCTATCGGAATGGCCTGTCAAGCCTACAGGCTATTCCTGGGAGCACACGCCCGAGCAAGAGGCGGCTATTGAACTGGCCGAGCAGCTTGAGGACGGCATTGATGGCGGTGGCGATAGTTCGCCGAGCGATCATAGCGAGGCATGCGATACCTGCGGCTGCACGCTGCGGCATACGCTGACCGATTACGGCGTCGAGCAAGAACTAGCGCACTTCGCGGAGAACCCCGGATTTGAGGTGCTCGACGCCGAGCAAAGCTATGTGGTCTCGCGCATCTGCATGAATCTGACTTGGCCCGGCGCGCCGGCCGAGCAGGTCGAAGCCGCGATCAAGATTGTGGAAGACGCGCTTGAGGCCGTGGAGGCCGGGCGTGTCGCATCTTCACCCCAGATCAGCCCGGCCTCGCAAGCCGAGCTGCGCGCGCCGGGGGCGGTTACTTCGCCGTCCGCGCCCGGCGCGCAACCTTCGGAGGCTGCACGATGACCGCCTATCGATTCAACAGCCGCTTCATCAAGGGGGGGCCGTTCGCGACTGACGTGTCGAACGATGAGATCAAGAACGAGCCGATGTTCTTCAACAGTGACATCGATTTCGCATACGAGAATGGCGGCCCGATCACACGATCATTCCTCCTCGCTATTCCTGATAGGTGGACGATCAGCCCTCTCGTGTTCGACAGCCGCGTCCATATGCTCATGCCCGGCTGGTATCCTGCTATTCCCGGCTATCACCATGACGACGTGCCTCGCCCGGAAATCCCGGTCGGCCAGCACTTCGCGACCGCCGGCCAACCAGATTACGATAGCCCGCGCTATCGCGCAGAGCATATCCTCGGCCTGGTAAATGCCCAGGTTGCCCCGACCGACTTCGCCGTCGGCGAGTGCGAGATGCCGCGCGTTCCAGACGGTGAACTGATCTATCGCGCGTGGCATCGCGAAGTTGAGCGGCTGCTTGCCGATGGCTCTATGCAGCGCGTCTCCGTGCCCGACCGCCAGCTCGTCCATTTCGACTGCGATGCCTTCCATACCGGCGTAAAAGCCGTCGCAGCTGGTTGGCGCTGGTTCGGACGCGTCAGCCGGAACACCGAGCGCGCCGACAAGGCGACCAACGAGATCCGCCAGCAGGCGCAGGTCTACCTTGAATTCCCGATGGAGGGCTGGTGATGAACCGCTGCGCCAACTGCATGGAGCCGTATGCGCGGCACGTCATCCGCGCCGGAGCGGTGCCGATCTGCCCGGATTATATGAGCCGGTATCACGAGGCGACCGAAGAGCAGGTCGAGGGTGCATACTGGCTGAAGTTCCCGGGCGGACATGGGTCGGTCGACGTCGATCAAGCGGCTGCGGGAGATCCGGCAGCCCGCGTCCGCGACGTGCTCGGCGCCGAGGCGATGGAAGGCGATGGCCTGGCGGAGCTTGAGGCCCAGCTTCGGGATGCGTCGAAGTGAAGCGGTACGGCACCCCATCGGTCGGAGAGCCGGGCTATCTTCCGTATTGCGGCAACTGCTTGGGACTTCATCGCATGTCGCGAAAGACGAGCTTCTTCAAATGCGGCGTCTGCGGGCTCGAAACCCGTCGGGTCAACGGCGAAGATATGTTCGACCGCACCGCGCCGATTACGGTTCCGGCGAACGGGGCCGCGCGATGAAGCGCATCTGCCGCCGCCGCACCTTCGACCAGATCCGCCGAGAGCAGGACGAGAGCCTCGCCCGCTACCTCGACGCGCATGCGGAGAAGCTGCGGGCAACCGATCAGCCGGACGAGGCGACGGCGCTCCGTAGCGTCGCAGGGATGATCCGGGCCGGGTTCGTGGAAGGTGAAAAGCGATGACCGATATCAACGCCGCGCCAGCCCGCGGAGAGAATTACATATCGGATTGGGATGAGGGGGCGTTCCCTTACGGGAAGCCCGTCAACTGCCCGTTCTGCAAGGCGGAGATCCGCTACACCGAATTCGAGTACAACGGCCATGGCCCGCCGCCCAGCTATATGGTCATGTGCGGTACTTGCGGTGCGACAGGTCCGCATTCTTGCGGGCGCGAGCGCGATGACCACTTCGGTGCGCGCGAGGACGCAGTCCGCCAATGGAATAGGTGCGAGGAGCGGGCGGCGCCCACTCCTTCCAGCGATGCGGCACCTTTGTGCGTGCACTGCGATCACTTCATCGGCATGAACATGCAGCGCACCTGCGTCTTCTATGCAGCGTGGTCGCCCACGCTTGGCTGGCAAGCGAAGCCACGAGACGCTGACTTCGAGCGGGCACCGAGGTGGCTCGGGTTTGGCAAGAACCGCTGCGGTCCAGAGGGCCGTCACTTCAAGCCAAATCGGGGTCTCGGCACCCCGCCGTGGCCAAGAAAATGACCATGCTCGCCAACCTGCCGGACTGGCCGGCCGCCATGAACCGCGAAGCGGCGCTCGCCTTCACCGGCGTCGCCGAGTCCCAACTCAAGCAGTGGGCGAAGGTCGGCAAGGTGCGCTTCCGCGCGCGCGGGCCGAACGGCCAACTGCTTGCGCTCAAGTCCGATCTCGAAGCCGCGCTCGTCGAGATGTTTACCGCCGCCGACGAAGAGGATCTCGACTTTGGCCAGTGAACGGCTGCCCTCCTATGTCCAGGTGCGCAAGCTCTCAGGGGGCAAGCGGTATTTCTGGATTCGTCCGCAGTGGGCAAAGCCGCCGGCGATGCGGCACGGCAAGACGTGCCCGGTGACATCCTCGCCGCTCGGCGATGACCTGGCGATTGCGATCACCCGGGCCAATGCGCTCAACGCCGCCTTCAAGGAATGGCGCGAGGGTGTCGACACGCGGATGGCGCCCGGTTCGGTCGAGTGGCTCTTCGCGTGGTTCCGCAAGCTGGAGAAGTTCACCGAGCTCCGGCACAACACCCGGGCCGGCTACTCGACCTGCATGGAGATGGTCTCCGCGATCGAGATGAAGGTCGGCCGATTCGGCACCCGCCAGGCGAAGGTGATCGACGCGACCGCCGCCGACGCGCTCTACAAGAAGGCGAAGGCCAAGCACGGCGATCGCCAAGGCTCCTACATGATGCAGGTGTGCCGGCTGGTATGGAACCAGGCGGCGCGGCACGACAAGGTCACTGGCGTGAAGTCGAACCCGTTCGCGGGCATGGGCATCTCCAGCAGCAGCGGGAAGGGCAAGGGCAACGTCGCGGCCAGCCGGGCGCAGTATGACGCCTACCGGGCCGCGGCGCGCGCTATGGGCCGTCAGAGCATGGCCACCGCGGCCGCGATCTGCTTCGAGGGCTGCCAGCGCGTGTTCGACGCCTTCGGCTTCACAGATCCCGACGGTCGCGTCACGCGCGGAGTGCGCTGGGGCGGATACAAGCCGGGTGAGAGCATCGGCCTCGTCCAGTCGAAGACCGGCAACGTCGTCGACATCCCCCTGGTCGACAAGGTCGATGGCGAGCTCGTCGCGTTCTACCCCGATCTCGAGGAAGAGATCGCCCGCCTCACGCGCGGCGCCGACGATGCCCTGATCGTCCTCGATGAGCGCACCGGCAAGGCCTACACCAAGGACTACATGAACAAGCTGCACCGGCGCATCCGCGACAAGGCGGGGCTGCCGGCTGAGATCAAGTTCACCTCGTTCCGGCATGGCGGCATTACCGAGATCGGCGACAGCGGCACCGACGACGTCCGCGCCGTCAGCGGTCACAGCACGCTTGAGGTCACCCGGATCTACAACAAGGCGAACCAGGAGAAGGCGAAGCGGATCGCCGCGCGCCGCCGCGAGCATATCGAGATGCTGACCGCCGGCGCAGCCGAAGCCGAGGAGGAAGCATGACATGGCTCTACGTCCCTGGAACGTCCTCGAATTGTGCGCCGGAGCCGGAGGGTCGGCCTCGGTATCGAACTCGCCGTGCCCGGAGCGCGTGGTATCGCTTACGTGGAGAGGGAAGCAGCGGCCGCCGCGAAGCTGGTCCACCGCATGGAAACGCACGACCTGGCTCCGGCGCCTGTCTGGTCTGACCTTGCCACCTTCAACGCTCGCCCGTGGCGTGGACGCGTTCATTGCGTCGCTTCCGGAGATCCATGCCAAGGAAACAGCGTCGCCGGAAAGCGGCTTGGCGTCCTCGACGATCGCTTCCTCATCGACCAGGTTCTCCGCGTCGTCGATGAGTGCCGGCCTCTCCGTCTCTTCCGAGAGAACGTGCCGGGGAACACGGACGGCCAACTCGCCGCCCTCGTGGGGCCATTGGAGCGAATGGGCTATCGCGTTGAATGCGGAATATTTGGCTCGGGCGAAACCCGGAACAGTCACGGACGAAAGCGACTGTTCGTCATGGCCGACGCCATCAGCCCAGCAGTTCGAAGCCGACGATTTGGATCGGCTACTCGATCGACAGGCGGCGCAGGCGGAGAAGAACGGCAACAACGGTTTCGGCATGACGCTGGCGAACGAGGTGCAGATCTGGTCGCGGCAGTGGCGGACACCGAACGCGATGATGGCGATGCATGGGCCGATGGACCCGGAATATCGTGCGCGCAAAGGGCAGACGGTATCGCTGGACGACCAGGCGTCGACTTGGGCTACGCCGACCGCGTGGATGACGAAAGGCGGCGGGGACGCGCTGACCCGGGCGGACGGGAAGAGCCGGCTCGACATGCTCGACTGGCAGGCGGAGGCGTGGTCCCGCTCGTCGTGCCCGGACCCGACGATCCCGCTTGGCGAGATATCATCGACCGATGGCCGCAACTCACTCCCGCAATCGACAAAGAGCAGGCTCAACGTCTTCTTCACGGAGGCTTTGATGCGTTGGCCGATCGGGTGGACCGACTTCGGCTGCTCGGAAACGGGGTCGACCCAGTGGCGGCAGGATATGCGTGGCTATCTCTGGATGCTCGTCACCGCGCGCATCGGGAGCGAGCGGCAGGGCGCTCTATTATGAAGGACGCAGCATGAACGCGAAGAAACTCGACCGAGCATTGGCCGCAGAAGGCATTTCCATGCCTCAGGTTCTGGAGAAGGTCGCTGGCGGCAGCCGATCCGACGATCAAATTGCGCGAAATGGGGCGCGGGCAACCCTGAGCCAGATCGACAAGCTGCGTAATCAACTCGCCCAGGCAGAACGGTGCTGCCAGCATGTTATATCGACCGGCACAGTCCGGCACGATGACGCCGCAGTCTGGCGTAGGGTTGAGCGCGCAGCCGATAAGCTCCTCGGGACATTCTGACCATGCCGTGCGCAAAAATGCCGCGTCGAGTGCTACTCGCCAAAAAGACGGCTTCCGCCGCTCGACAAACGAATCGGAAAAGCGCGGTTCGCTGCGCCGTGGAACGGAACGGGAATGTCATAATGCGTGTAATAAAAGGTGTAATAACGGCGCTTGGTTTAGCTGCCTCACGTAAGGCGGAAACTCACGCATTTCTGCGGGTTTCCGCTGGCTCCCTGAGTAGGATTCGAACCTACGGCCGCTCGATTAACAGTCGAGTGGTTCCCGTGTGTTTTCAACGCGGTTTATCACTTTTTCTGCGTCTGTTCACCCACGGTATCCCGGCGAGTCGCGACGATTGTCATAACTGCGCGGCCGCGTTTTCAGCCGGCGCCGAGATCGCCCGCCTCACCCCCTCAAACGGGAGCGCATCGGCATGAGCGGGGTGGACGAAGTAGCTCGGCTGCTGACGACGGCAGCGGCACGGGCCAAGCAAGCTGACCACCACGAGGCCGAAGCGCTGCGCTATTCGAAGTGCGATTGCGCTGGGTGTATCGCGCGCTCGGCCAATCATTTCACGATCGCCGCCGGTCTGCGCGGCCAAGCTAGGTTCCGGCAGTGATGGCGCTGGTGTACCACGGCACCCCCATGACGCCCCGAGAGGCCGCGCGCGAAGTGCTGCCGGGCCGGGCGGTCTGCGTCAGCTTCTATCGGCCCGACACCGTTGATATCGCCGAGGCGGTCGCGCCCTTCATCATGTATGACAACGGCGCATTCTCATTCTGGAAGCAGGCATTGCGCGCCGGCAAGGAATGGGACGAGACGCAGCGCGATTGGTCGGCCTATTATGCATGGCTTGAAGGGCGCCTGTTCCAGCCCGGCCGCTGGGCCGTCATCCCCGATCAGCCCGGCGCGCCATCCCAGCTCAACGATGCACTGTTGAATGATTGGCCGCATGGGACCGCCCGAGGTGCGCCGCTCTGGCACATGGACGCTTCGGTTGATCGCCTTGGGCGGCTGTGTGATCGCTACGATCGCGTCTGTCTCGGCTATGTCGGCCCTGAGAAGTCGGTCGATTGCCCTGCCTATCACCGCCGCATGGATGATGTCGCACGGTTCCTCGGCAACCGCTGGCCCACGCTTCACATGATGCGCGGAACCGCTGTTGCTGGCCGGTATCCGTTCGCCAGCGCTGACAGCACCTCTCTCGCGCAGAACGGTCACCGCTACGACTGGCGCGACCACCAGCATGACATGCTGAGCAACGTCGTGCCTGCGCGCTGGAATGGTCGCCGGGCTTATGCCGATAATCTCGAAAGGATCGCCGCATGACCGCCGAGTTGGAGGCGCTGGCGGTGAAGCCGTTCTACGTCGATGCCGATGGCTTCGGGCGCTACGTCTATTTCGCTCGTTCGCGCGGGCAAGCTTTTGCAAAGGCGTTCGGCGATTTCGGATCGTTGCGGGACGAGGCGACCTTCAAGGACTTCCTTCGCATCGCTCGGGTGCGGGGCTGTCCAGATCGCAGCGAGCGCTTCGGCGAGGCGATCACCGTCTGCGGCGAACCAGCGTTCTACGTCGATCACAACAGCCAGTACATCCAATTCGTTCGGCCCCACAGCGACGTGATTCTGAGCGCGCATCCTCTCGACGTTGAGCCGCCCCAGGCCCGTCGCGGCACACCATACGCTGAACCCACAACACCCCGAGGTGACGCATGACACATGACTATGAGGCGCTGGCGGTGCGGGTTGATCGAGCGAGCGGACCGGACTTGGTTCTGGAACGCGATATTGCGCTCGCGGTATACCCGGGCGCGCAACCTCTTCACGGCAACGAGACACGGATTTCGGTCTGGGATGGCAACGGCCGAACGCAGCTAACTGTCAAACCTTACACCGCCTCGATCGACGCCGCGATGACGCTGGTGCCGGAAGGGTGGTTCCTTACGCTTGACCGATACATCGTGTCGGATGATCCGGCGCAACGGGGAAGTTGGCGCGTCTGGCTGAAGTTTATTCATCCGACCGACCATATTGAGAAGCGCTTTGCCCGCGCCGACACACCGGCAACCGCCGTCCTCAGCGCCGCCCTCCGCGCTAGAGCCGCCACTGTGGTGATTGGGGGTGGAGAGTGACGCTACGGGGCAAAATCCTGTGCGCGCTCGGCTCGCACCCCTGTACCACGAATAGCGACGAAAGCGGCGTCTGGGGCGAGTGCGTCCGGTGCCATCGTCGCTTCGGATATGTCGATCGAGCAACGCTGCGTCGCTTTGCCGATGCTGAATATGCCGCCCGCTATGGTCAGAAAGGACCGCACAATGGCTGATACCGAATGGATCGAGTGGGCGGGCGGCGAATGTCCAGTGCGCCCGTTCGACACAAAGGTCGAATACAAGCTTCGTAACGGAGATGTATGCATGCCCCACCGCGCATCGCTTTGCGACTGGTCGCACAATGGAGCGTGGAACGACATCATCGCCTACCGCGTGGTGCCCGCATGACCCCCGCCACAGACCCCCAGCCGGAAGTGCAGCAGGTGTTGTCAGTGGTGCAGAGCGACATCGAAATAGCGACCGACATCCTGAGCGGCATTCGCGGCTACAGGGTCAAGATCTACGCGAGCCACGCGATCTGCCAGCTTATCGCCGCATGCCGCATAAACTCGCATGAAGCCGGCCGGGTTGAAGGCGTGCGGGAGGGGGTCGACTATGCGGCCGAGAAGATGTGCGATGCTATCGCAAGCGGCTACCCGACACCCACCGATAAGCACGATCAGTGCCAACACGGTCAGTTCGGCTGGGAAGACTGCATCGCCTGCTACGATGAGGCATTGCTTGCCGCCATCCGCGCCCTCTCAAAGGAACCCACCAAGTGAGCGCCGCGTCTTCCGCTTGCCCGATCTGCGGCAAGGATAGTCCGCACCAACACAGCGCGTCCGAGGTCAAGCAATGGCGTGATACCGAGTTGTGGGTCGAACGTAGCTGGCAGCAGTTTCAAGAGATGAACGCCGCTGCCCTTGCTGGCGACTTCAAACCGCCGCTCGACTGCGGCTGCGACAATGATCCGCATTGCCCATTCTGCGGGCACCCTGACTTACGGGAACCCACCAAGTGAGCGGGGAGCCAATCGACATCACCACGCCAGCAACATGGGGCAGGCACTGGGCGGGTAGATTGCTTGGTACGCGGGCGATCTTCATTGTCGCCTTCTCACCAACAGCGCTCCTGCTCGGCATCGAGCTTATTCGAACTGGTGCAACAGGCGTAGGTGTCTGCCTTGGCCCGCTCTGGTTCGGGTTCGCTGTCGCACAGAAAGGCACACCCAAGTGAGCGGGGATATCGCGGCCATCGCGGCTGGGTTGAGTGAGGCTCAGCAACGGGCTGTGATCGGCATGCGCGGAGAGGCGCGCTCGGTCAGCAATGCTTTTATCGCTCTGGCTGGGAAGGGATTGGCGCGCTGGTGTCGATCACAAAATCACACTGGCGGCGTGGCAAATTACTACGCCCTCACCCCGCTCGGCCTCGCCGTCAGAGCCTATCTAGAAGGACACAGCAATCATGAGTGAGAAAGAGCCGCGCGGCGAACTGGCGCGCTATGCCTTCGGATATTCCGACAAGAAGCCGGGCCTGTCGTGGTGGCTGATCCATGCCGGCATGGTCGCCTACGTCATCTACAATTTTGTGAGGATCGCACCATGACTGATACCCCCACCCTAGCGGCGCCGTCCAGCGACCTGTTTGATGCAGCAGCATTTGGTCGAGCGGTAGAGGCAAAGCTCAAGAATGATCGCATGAGCTATCGGGATGCCGCGCCATCTGTGCCGTGCAGCCCAGCAACGCTCAATCGTGTTGCCCGTGGCTTCCCGCCCGATGCCGAGAATTACTTGCGCATCACGCGCTGGCTGACCGGCGCTCCCACCCCCGCACCCGCCCCCACCCTCGCGGCGCAGATTGAGGCGCTGGCACCCTGTCCGAAATGCACTGGCGTAGCGGAATTGCGCGTGTCGACCGATGGTGAAGCAGAGTGGGCGCGATGCACATCATGCGGCCACGAAGGACCGGTGCGCATGAGTTCCGCGGCTGCCATCGCCGCATGGAACACGCGCCCAGCCATCGTAACCGCGCTCAGGCAGGGAGAAGGGCAGGCCCCACGCGACAAAGCCATCGCAGCAATGCGCGATTACGTCACCAGCGCGGGCGTTCCCGTAACCGAGTTCGATCCCGAGTTCGTCGTCCGCATGATGGGCGCGATGATGGTCAGCTTCCATAAGTATGGGCGCGTGGCCGATGCCTACCCGCTCAAGATGGATGCAGCCGGCGACGTGCGCGCTCGCATGGCGAAGTACCGGCAGACCGGCAACAAGCACTACCTCGTGGACGCGGCAAACTTCGCGATGATCGAAGCGATGCATCCCGGTCGTGAGGCCGAATGGGGCGGCAACAGCGCGGGCGACAGTCCCGGCCGCACCACCGCCAGCGGGCATCGGCTGGTGCAAGAGGACAACGCAGGCAATCGGATCATGGGCGAGACGATCCTGCATATTCCGGGGGATGAGGCATGAACGATTTAGACTATTGCACCTGCCGAAATGCTCCTCGCGAGTTTGACGGGAGCGAACCGGGAGCGTGTGAATATTGCGAGCGTCTTGCTCATGAGGAACGATGCGGCGTAACCGCGCTCAGGCAGGCAGAGGGGGCAAGCGAAGTCTCCGACGAGATGCAGCGCGATGCGTGGTCGGAGTTCGAGGACGATTATCTTACGGATGGCAACGACGGATGGTTGCCGGCCAAGGTCGTCAGCGCGTGCCGTAAAGCGTTCTACACAGCATGGCCGAAAGGTCGCAGCGAGGCGTTTGCCGCTGCGCTCGCTTGTATCCCCAATCCGCAGGCAGAGGCCGCGCCGGGGGTGGTGGAGGCGGCAATCAAAGGACCGTTGCGGTTCGTTGATGAGGGGCATCCTTTGGGGCTGGTTTGCTATGACAGGGACGGGAAAGCTGTATCGCTCCACCCGGCAATCATGGGCGCGGTGTTCCAAGCCCTCGCCCGCCAGCATGGGGCGCGGGAACATGAGTAAGTCCGTCTGGGCCGGCATGATGGACCGATGCTACAACCCTAAGAGCCAGAGATATCATCGCTATGGCGGTCGCGGCATAACGGTTTGCGAACGATGGAAGGATTGCGAAACTTCCTCGCGGACATGGGCGAAAAGCCTGAAGGGCTGTCACTCAACCGTATTGATAACGACGGCAACTATACGCCAGAAAATTGTGAATGGGCCGATTACACGGTGCAGGCGCAGAACCGAAACAACAACAATAATCTGACCTTGGGAGGCAAAACCTTGTGCCTTGAAAAGTGGGCAAGGGAGATTGGCATAGCGCCCAGCACAATCAGAAAACGATTGAAACTAGGGTGGAGTGTGAGGCGAGTGCTAAAAGAGGCGCCTTGTAATGGTCGGAACCAGTACATGTGGAAGCTCCCCGCCGCCCCGGCAACCGATGAAGGGGAGGCGAAGTGAGCATTGATGATGTCCGTGAGCTTTTGCTTGCCGAGGCTCGTAAATGCGAACCGCAACCGTGGAGGTCCACCGGGATTGCCAAATGGTGCACGAAGCATGGTGTTAATCGCGGGCACGTCAGCGAGTTCATGAACGGCAAACGCGCCCCGACAAGCGATGTTCTTGAAGCGCTTGGTCTTGAATGGCGCATTGAGAGCAAGGGTAATGGCTTTCCGGCCACCCGCATTGAAAGTGAGCCGCAATGACCACCACGGAACACGACGCAGCGGTAGAGGCGGTTGCTCGGGCGATCCAGCAGGCGCACTACCATGTCGGACGCGCTATTGCGCCACCTTGGCCTGACGATCGCTTCGAGCAGGAAAGATGGCGCGGGATGGCACGCGCCGCCCTCTCAGCAACCCCAGCAGTGCGGGATGACAGCGGGGAAGTGGCGCGGTTGCGTGAGGAACTGGCATGGTACGGCGAACAGGCGCGGCTTGCCCGGCTGATCCACTCGGAAGGCGATGCCGGGCGTAATGAATTGGCGGCAGACGGGGGTAAGCGCGCCCGAGCCGCCCTAGAACCTCGGAAGGGAGGGGAGTGATGCCGATCAATCATGAATCGTGGTCGTGCAAGGACTGCCATAAGCGGTATTCATTCTACGACGAGGCGCGGCAATGTGAGATAGACCACATCACCGCAGCATCTGTCGCTCGCGTTTCTCAGGCGATCCGTGACAGCTTCGAACAGTCACGCACGATGAAGGCCAAGCTACGTCGTGACTAACCCCGAAACCCTGCTGGCGTTGGCGGGGGTAGAGCGATAGGATTGCTATGGGCGGCACCTGCCCTCTGGAAGCGGGAGCCGGTACGGGTTCACCTCGTGACGTAGCTTGTTAGGATTGAGTTATGTGGGTAAATGTAACACCGGCAGATTTCTTTCAACTGCAAGAACTCGCAACAGATTTTGTAGACACAGAATATATGGTAAGAGATACCAAACGTATTCTAGAATACTGCGCAAAGGAATACGGCGGTGAATATAGTTACCATAAACATATTCGCGGGGAAAGTGTTGAAATCAAAGTGGTATATAAATGATAATCAGTAAGTAGCCGCACAATACCCCGCCGGTACCGCGAGCTTCATATCAACCGCCCACTGGCACACGCGGCGGTTCTGTGCCCAGCCGGTGCGGCCCCAGGTCAGAACCTTGTCGTGCCATGCTGCCTCGGCTCGCGCGCCAGCCTCGCCCGGTTCAAGCGCCTCGATCGGATAGGCCGGCTCCGGGATCTGCCGAAGGTCAGCGACAGGCGGCAATGCGGGACGTATCTCGACCCTGCTGGCTGAGCACGACACAACCGCGAGCGCGCCGAGCATCATCAACGCCTGAGGTGTTTTCCACAGCATCTTCGATTTCCCTTTGCTGGTTGGCGATCTTCACGGTGTCACCGACCCGTGCATCCGCCGCGTTGCCATCGGCCGCGATCACCTGCGCCTGCACCTTGATCGTGCCGTCCTGCGACTTGATCGTCTCGCCAGCACCGCCTGCGCAGTAGGAGAGCGTGCAGAGCGCGATGACAGCGAGGATGATCGCGGCGTAGATCAGGAGCGAGCGGTTGGCCTCCAAGAAATCAGAGACCGGATTGGGGATGAGGCTCATTGCTTCACCACCGCGACCGCATCCGGCACGCGCCTGTCGTTCGCGATCACCGAAAGCTGCTTGGCCCGCTCGCGCGTCTTGATCTGCCCGGCCACGATCGGCCATAGGATGCCGCCAGCGACGCCCAGAACGACGGCGAGGTCATCCGGCACCCAATGGCGCCCGAGCGCGAATGCCATCACTGGCGGGGCGATCTGGCGCACTGCCGCCCATAGCTGATCGGGCAGCGGGGAATCGTTGACCTGGATGGGCTGGGTTTCGGTTTCATCGGTCATATCGTTTCCTTTCAAATCAGAATGAGACGCGCCCGCGCCGTCGCGACCTGCCGCTCGGCCAGCCCGTTCGGCATCTTGGTCGAGCGCGGATTGCCGCGGTTGATCGCGCGGCTCATCGTCAGCACGTCGTCAGCGTCAGCCCATTGCGCGAGCTTGTTGACGCCCCAATAATCGCAGGCGCTCAGCACCGCGTTGTGCGGCTCCTCGATCAGCTCGGGGTGCGCGACGACATCGACGCCGATCCGGGTGGCGAGGTCTTCGTAATTCCCACGCCCCGTCGTCTGAAAAATGCCTCGGCCGCGATACCGGAAGCCATCGCCCGGTTGCGTGTTGCCGAGGTCGCGCCGGCCCTCGTAGCCCTTCTGCGCCGGGGTGGGGTCCCAAAGCTCGCGCAGGGTCTGAAAACCCTGCGTCTCGTGCGCGCCTTGCCCCAACCAGTGCGCCAGACGCAGCGGCGTGGTGATGCCGGCAGGTCCGAGGTACTGCGCCATGCCCTCGCCGAGCGCGATGCCTTTGTCGCCGAGCTTGCGCTGTCCGACCCATTCGAGCAGCGCCGCATAGGTCTTCGGCCCAATCGAGCCATCGACCTTCAGCCCCGCGCCGCGTGCGTTGAGGCGGCTCTGTATCTGGATGCCGTTGAGGGTCATGGATTCGCTCCTGGTCGAATGGCATCCGCCGGCGTCCTCACCTCACGCGGCGCCGGATAGGACACGTTGAGAAGCTCCTGCGCCTGCCGCAGAATGATGTTGCTCGGATCGAGTTTCAGAAGCTCGCTAGCGATCAGCCGGTACGCGGCGAGCGCGGAAATCAGCTTCATTTCGGCTTGATGGGCAGTTTGCGTTGCCGCTTCCACCTTGCCTTCCAAGGCGGTTACGCGTTCACGCATATCGTCTACATCATCTCGTTTTTCAGATCGGAGTTGCTCGCGTGCCTTGATCGCCTGCGCAGACATTTGCGGCCACGCCTTGATGACGGCGAGAATGACGGTGGCGAGGAGCGCCCACCCCCAAGGGGCGCGCTGTAGGCTCCCTGTCAGGACTGCGGCGATGGTATCCATGCCGGTCTCAGAGCCTGCTGCCACGGCCATAGCTCCACGCTGCTTTGATGGTCAGGACGGCCACTGTTGCGCTGAGCAGGTACAGCACGACATAAGCCTGGTTGCTGGAGGCGGCGACCAGCCAGCGCGCCGAGAAACCGATCGCCATGAGCGCGTAAGCGAAGAACACCAGCCGATAGGGATCACCTGCACGCGCTTGGCCGCGCACGATGCTCCACACAGCCGGCGCCATCATGATGAGGACGGCCGACCATGCGATGAGGTTGAGGACGCGGAGGGCGGTCAACATCAAAGCGACAGGCTGTAATATTCGCCGAGATACCCCGCGATGAGCGCTCTCAGGTCAGCATTGGCGGTCGCAAGAATATCGACGTTGCCGATGATTACCTGCGCAACATCGCCTCCCCAATATAGCGCGGGTACTGACGCCCGCTTCCCGATAAAGGCTGCTGACCCAGCCGCTACCGCACCGCCAGAACCGGCCACCGAGGATACAGCGCCGCTCGAACCGGACGCGCCCTTAACGTTGACTCCGTCCCAGCTGCCGAAAATCAGTTTCGGCGTCGCATCCGGCGAAGCGTTCCCAGGATTGACGTTTACGCCATTGGTGTTTCGAAAAACCTGAAAGACGCTGCCAGATGCGGGTGCCGCGATAAGAACCTGGTTTGTTACGCCAGTCCAAAACAGGGCGTCCCCGTTTGCGGCGTCTACGCTCGCTCGCCGCGCTAGAACGGCGACGAACCACGCCGAACCGGAAAGGTCGATCGCTGGCAACGAGATGCTTCGATCCGCCCCGGCGGTAAACTGCACGGCCTTACGAGCGCCATAGGCAGCGAGTGATGCCATAACTGGCCTCGTCGCGTCGGTCGCCAGCGCCGATCCGTTGCCGGCTACCTTGCGGTCGATCATTGTGGCGATTTTGGTCGCGTCCGTACCCGATACGGTGACATCCCCATCGCGAGCAGCGAACCAACGGGTGATGCGGCTATCGGCGAGCAATTGCGACTTTTTGCTGACGACGGGCGTGAAGTCGGGGTCGTTCGAAGTCACGCCCACGATCGCGATTTGCGGAATAGCCATCAGAAAGTCTCCTGCAAGCGGGGAAGATAGTTGCGGACGGTGCGCGTGCCGTATCCTCCCAACACGTAGGCGGACGCCTCGACTCCGCTATCGTTGTAAATCTGGCCTCGCGTCGCAGCCCAGTTCGTGCCGGTCGCCCCGCCAGCGAGAATAAAGGGGGCCGCGCAATTTTCAGCGGCATAGCCGAGCACTTTCGCTCCGGTTGGCGAACCCGACAACGTGAGCGTCGCGATGTCGTTGGATACGGTTACGCTAGTTATCGTCGCCCCTGATGCGTCAGCCCACGTAAAGCCGTAGGCTACCCCAACACTTGGGACCCAATCAGTATCGATCTTGACCGGCCTATTGAACCGCACGGAGACGGTACTGCCGCTGATCGTCACGTCGAGCGTGCCATCTTCGATTTTCGTGACAGTCAAGGTCGTACCGGCGATGTAACCCCAGAAAACGGCACCAAATGCCACCATTTTTACCGGCGCGGCCGACGATCCCACTGTCTGTGAATTGTTGACAGTATATGTGCCGAGATCTCCCGTCCCGCTGCCGAGCGCCGTGATTTGCGTAGCTACTGAAAGCCCGACACCACGCAGTCCTTGGTTCGCAGCGAGCGCCGCCGCCGACTTCCGGGTTATATCGAGAGGCGTGAAGCTTCCCCGAGCGGCGATCTCACGATGCACGTAGTTCACTAAATCACCGTGCATCAGCCGGCCGGTCGTATCGCTGTGGATATTGGCCGAACTGGCCTCGGCCGCCATCGCGAATTGATACATTGGGCCAGCCAGAGCCACGCGCGAGCCGCGTCGACGGCGCGTCTCGGCAAGATGGGCCATCGCTCCTTGCTTCTGCGAATTGGTCCCGTCAGCAAGTCCGTTGGTTTGCAGGATCACGAAGGACGAAAGCGCGCGCCCAATATCGGTGATGCTATCGGCAGTGTGCGCATCAATGATGTTGTTCGATAGATAGGTCTGGTATTGATCGGTGGCTACGGTAGGATCTTCGCCCTGCACGAACACAATTCGATATTCGAGATCGAGACCGTACAGCTTCGTCAGCGCGAGCGCTGCAATGCGGCTCTGCTGCGCGTTGGCGTAGAAGTAATAACCGGCCGCGCCCTTGATGAGCTGTGTGATAGGAATGCCGCCGTTGGAGTCGGCCCGGCAGAGATATGCAGGTGCCTGTTCGCCGCGCGCCCGCGCCCAATATTGTGCGAGATAGGCCACCATCGTCATCGGATACGCTGGGTTCCCGGCGTCATCGGCATAGGGCGCCAGATCGTTGAGCGTTGCCGGATCGACAGCAGCATTGATCGGCCCGTTGCGCCCGGCGACAAATTTCATGACGTGGAAGGGGAAGCGAATCGTACTGAAAATCGTCGGGTTGCTATTCCCCGACGTGATCGAATTGGACTGTCCGATGTAATGCAGCATCACCAGTTTTGATACGGAGCTCGCTAGCACCGTTGTGTAGCTGGCCGCGCGGGGCAAGGAGATACGCCCGTACCAATTTGGCGTGGTCGTCGCGTCTTCGATCAGCGCGGTCATCACCGTATCGCCAACGCGGCGCTCCATTGCGGCCGATGGTCCCCGCCACAGCACCTTCAGGCCCATGCCCAGCGCCGTGGCAATCAGCGCAACCGCCCGGTCCTGTAGCTTGATAAAGAATTTCCACTCTCCGTCCGCCTGAAGTGGCATCTTGCCGTCCGAAAGCATGACGCCCCATTGCGCCGAGGTGTCGTCGTCCTGAGGCTGCGCCATGTAGATGAACGCGAATGTCTTGGCGGCGAATCCTCCATCGCGCATCACAAAGGAACGTGCACGCTTCGTGAGTTTTTCGACGAAGGCGTAAAGCGCAGGAACCGGTAGCGTCGGCGCGATGCTGTCGTCGTCAGGCGCTGTTGCATCGGCGGTGTCGAGGATCATTAGGTCCGTCTTGGAGACAGCACTTGTCGATTTCGCCGCGGTAGCGTCGATTTCGCCCTGCGTGGAAAGGCCGGTCCATGTCGTCAGGTCCGAGCCAAGCACATAGACGCGCCCCGTCACGCCGGTTCCATCATCTCCCAGGACCGGAACGCGCATGCCGGCCGCGCGGAACGAAGCCGGGATGGCGTCCCGATCCGCCAGCGTGGCCACGCCGCTCTTGAACCCGCCGATGACATCCTTTGCATCGATCAGCGGGAACGGCCCCTGCGCCTTGAGCTGCGATGAGATTGGGGTCGTCATGCGAACACCTCAAGAACGATGGCTGCGCCGGGCGACAAAATGTCGCTAAGCAGGAAATCTTTGTAGAAAGCGGTTTGTCCGGTCGCAGTCGTGTGCGCGCGGGTCGTCTTGGTCGCCGTCACCACGAAACCGTTGATTTTGAACGTCGTTGGATCTGCTTGGGATGCGGGTTGCGAATACCAGACACGTCCATCGGCAGTCGTGGTGAATGTCAGCGTGCGGCTGATGCTGTCCGCGAACCACGACTGCGACATTCCGTTGACATCGGCGCTCGTCAGGGTCGCGCCATCCGCCTTGTTGATCGTGCCGGCATGGCCTTTATTGAGGAAGGCGATGGAAACCGTTTTGGTGTCTGATGTCGCCCCACCCGGCGCCGCAGCATCGGTAGCAACTAGCGTATAGTTGGTGTTTGCAGTCACGTTCGAATAGGTTTTACTGCGTGCGTTAACTTGGTCTGACAACGCGACGCCGTTGATCGTCTGCCCAGTCGGCGCGTGGTTTAGTGCCCACGTGAGTGTGACAGTAGGGACGGTCGATCCGATCTCCGCCTGGGATGGCGTGGCAGCTAGGCCGATGATCGACATCGCAAGCCCGCCGAGGGAATAATTTATAAGGTCAAGCTGCTGTTGGACCGTCCAGCCGTTGTAGGCGATCCCTGAGGCATTGCTCAAAATGGCCAATTCTTGCGCAACAGTCCCTCCGTCGAAGCCATAGGAGATGTGCTCAGCATCGCTCGGGCCGCGCAAGCCTCGCACGTCCGCAGTGAAGGCGGTTTCAGTCATCTTCGGTAACCCCCGGCTCAAGGTAGAAATATCCGGCCGCCGGGCGATCAGCCGCAGCATCGGCATAGGTGATGACGATGTCGTAAGAGAACCGGTCGGCCTCTCCGGGTTCTGGATTGTTCAGCCCGGTCGGGAACGATGCCAGCGCGACCTTTGCCGCCGTCGGGAAGAGGCGAAGTATGCGGCGCGATGCGTCGCGGTCGCTAGGTGCGGCAACGTCATCGAATTCTATGCCGGACAAATTCAGTAGCGGCGCACCCGCTGCGCCTGGGTAAAGCCGCACCTGCAGGGTAACCGATGCGCCATCGAGAGGCAGCGCGCCACCGGAATAGGCAAGGTCGATCGTCGGCGCCCACGGCACGTTGCGCGCCGCGACGAGGTCGAGATTGGCGGGCATAGGCGCTCCGATCGGTTTATATGGTAGGTGGTGCGAAAATCGGAATAACCACGCCATCAACGACACGGTGCGCCATGTCGAAACCGATGGGCGGTCGTTCGGCAAGCTCGACGAAGGGCAGGGGGTCGGCTTCGAGTGAGGCGCGATCTCCCGATACGGTGCGAGCAATTTTGCCGGTCGATGGGTCGTAATAGGCGACGTGCATCGCTACTCTCCGTAGAACCTGAGGATGGTGACGAAGCGATTGGCGGCCGACACCGATGAGTCTGTCGCGGACTGGAGTTCGACCAGATACGTCCCTGACGGGAGATCGAGCTCCCCACTCAATGCAACCGAATCTGCGGTCTTCTGGCCGCCACTCCCGCAAACCTCGACGCCGTCGATGAGAAGCCGGGCCTTCCAATCCTTGTCGCCATCTGGGAAGCTTTGTTGCAAAGTCGCAATTGCGTGAAGCGACCCGTCCCCGATGAGAATTGCGGATTGAGACCACAGGGTTTTCCATGTGGTCAGGCCGCCGCCGCCGATAGGGGCGGATGCTGTCCCGCTGATCGGCAGGCTGATCGAGTTCGGCGCGCCAGGCTTGATCGGCGCTTCAAACACGCCCGCCGTCACCGGCCCCAGGATCAGCCGGTTGGTCGGTACGCCGCCGATCACATAGCTGACCGCGCCTTCGTACTGCGTCTCGGCCTTGAGGCTCGAGACATCCCGACGGCGCACCGAAGGCGCCGCGGTTCCGGCATCGGCCCAGCCGGTATCACCCGACCCGGGCAACCGATATTCGAAGCGGACCTGTTCCACGTAATCTGTCGCCACGCTGCCGGTGAAGACGATCGCGGGCTGTGAGCCATTGGGCCCGGTAAGCGTCTCTCCGTTGAGCGACCATTCGGACGGGCTGGGGGCATACCATGTCGGGTTGTTCTGCTGCTCAGCGACTGAGCCGGGCAGGGCTTCATCGACCGCCGGGTTCCAGTCGAAGCAGCTTGCGACGATCTCTTCGTTCGCGAGGGTGTTGCGCCAGCTTTCCGCTAGGCTGTAGCTGTTCACCCGGAAGATGCCGCGCTGCCCTTTGAGGTGGCGCTTCGATGTCCATGCAATCCAGTCGCCGTCTTCCAGATGAGCGAACCGCGGGCCGAGTGTGTAGGTCGAGGACTTCTCAAGCCTATCTTGCCGTCGCCTGATTTCGCCGCAGCGCTGCGCCTGAGTGATTGAGGTGACCGCCGTCAGCGTCAGCGTGTCCTCGCGCGGGCCTTCGTCCTCTATCAGATCGGCAATCACCCGGCGCACAGGCGCGGCATGGTCCGCCCACTTTTGCGATGGCTCGATATAGCGCGGGATCACGGTATTGATCCGCTGTGTGTCGGGCTTGAAGGCGTTGAACGTCACCGTCTCACCAACGATAAAATCGTCGTCGGTGATCTCGGCCACGATGCTCCGAGCCGAGCCGGGTTCGATCTCGACGCTGCCTTCACGCTGGATGATGATGCCCGCGCACGCCGCGGCGAACATCTCCTCGGTTTCGATGTACGTGTCGCTCGTCTTGACGACGAGGTTGCACCGATAGCGGGGCTCCGTTCCGCCTGATTTTAGAGCGACCGGCTCATCACAGGTGTTGGCATAGGCGAAGGTGCGCTCGGGGGGCGCCTCAACATCCGTCAGCCCGCGACCGACCAGCAGCATGCCCGGCTGATCGATCCGATCGCAGGCATAGATGCCGCGCACCCAATTGTACCGGCAGTCGATGAGGTTGTTGGTCCATTCCCAAGTTGAGGGATTGTTCCAGCGATGCGGACCCGAGCCGCCGATGCTCGAATCCTTGCGCGGAATGTAGCAGAGCTTGCCGTTGACAACCCATAGAAAATTGGGGCGGCCCGCGGTCCAGACCGGGTTCTTGGAGTCCGGTTTGTCGGCCTTGTAAGCGACCACGACGCATGCGCAGCCGGCAAGATTGCTGCTGCCATCCCATCCGCCATAGCTCGTGACGATCGCGGGCATCGTCTGGCCGAGGGTGCCCTCAAGCCAGTATACCTCAAGCTGACCGCCATAGCCGGAGACCACTCCGCTCCCTGTGAACTCGACATAGACGTCGCCGACATAGAAGCCCGCGAGCGAGTGGCAGCGGTGATCCGCCACGACGATGATCAGCACCTCCCAGTCCGTGCCGTCGGTGCCGCCGTAGTTGAAACCGTCTGACAGCGAGCCAGCGGTCGCCACGGTGCCGAACAGGGCCTCGCGCGGCGTCTCGCCGATATCAATCGTCGCGATTGATGCCTGCCGGTCCTGGGCATTATTCTTCGGGCCGAACAGCTTGTTGATCCCGAACGAGATAGCTGTCGTTATTGCAAACGTGAGGACCGCCGTGGCGATCGTCGCAGTCAATCCGGTCAGGCCTATGGCAGCGATGATTGAGGCTGAAATCGGGTCAGCTTGCGCCGGCGTGGGCGTCATGAGCAGGGCGTTCGCGACGGACGCATAAACGCGCAGCCGCAGCGAAATCACGGGCCTCACAGCGCGCGCCAAGCCCGCACCATGAGTTTTCGAGGCAACCGGCGCAGACCCCTTTCCCCGGGGCCGGCGAGCGTATCACCCTCCACCACGACAAGGATCATTCGATTGCCCGCCATGATAGCGCCGATGTCGCCACGTTGCGCGAACGCTGGCGCGATCGGCTCACCGAGCTTTGCAGTCAGCGCCGTCTCAACCCCGCCAGCCGCTTCAATTGCGGCTTCCGCCTCTTCCTCTGTCGACCATCGCAGGCCGGCGAGATGGTCTTCGCCACCCTGCGCGATGACCGCCGCGGCCGCCGCGCTGATGCAGTCGTTCGCGTGATCACCCCAGGAGAAAGGCATGGTCTGCCGTTCCGCCAGATGGCGGTGAAGTCCCTCAAGGTCACGCATGTCAGAATTCCGATCGCGCGTTGTTCTTGTAGCCAGGTGACGTGCTGGCGCCGCCACCGGTGAGCGCATTCGCGGCAGTCGCCGGCTTTTTGCCGCCCCAGTAGAGGTTCTTTTGGCCAGCATAGGCGATCGCCTTGAAGCCGCCGTCGGTCGCCTTGATCAGCCGCTGATCGGCATCGGTACGCATCCGGCCGCCGCGCCGCCCCAGTCCCCGCGCCGCAGTCTCCACCGATGCGGTGATCGTCGACGTCCCGCCCGGCGTTTCCTCAACCGGAATCTGGTCCAGGCGGCCGCGGGTGAATACCTCCGAGTGAAGAAGCTGTGTCCCCGAGCTGTCAAAGATCAGCCGGCGCACCACCGTGATTGCCCGGCGCAGAAGTGCTGCGTTGAACGTTTCCAAAACGTCCGGCTCGACGCCCGATAGTGAGAGCGTGATATTCTGCTCTGCGCCGCCGATCGCGCTACCGGACACAGAGGCCAACCCGCGATCGCCGATCCCGTCGAAGTCCTCACCGTCAATCGTGATCGTTCCATATCCGCCCCACACGCGGATCGGAGGATCGCATAGAATCTCGACCGCGCCGGCGGTGATCGCATCGCCCCGCTCGATCGCCGCTTTTGCCTCATCTGAAAACAGCTTCATGCAGAGACCTCAGCGGCGTGAGTTGCGAGAAAACTTGCGCGGGTTGACCATCGCTGAAGCTGGCCTCAGACCATGCCCCGCAGAAATGGGGGAAACGTCATGAAAATCGGAATCGCAGTCGTCTCGGCTTTGGCTCTTGCAGGATGTTCAACCGTGGCGACGCGGAGAGACGATCCTGCCAACTTGGACGTCACGACGAAGAAGAGCTTTGCGGAGTTTCAGAGCTGTTTCGCAGATGCCACGGCGAGGGGCGACACTCCGACGTTCCTGCCTAAGGCGAACGGCGGCACGTACACGATGACGGTTAGCGGGTACGTTCTTTGGGTGGTCGACGTATCAGACGAGGGTGTCGACCGACGGATTGTCGTACACGAGATCAGTTCAATGTGGGGCAAGGGCAAGCACGCAAGCAAATTGGTCCAGACCTGCCTCTAGGTTATTAGGGCAACAGATCCTGCACCGCCTCGATCGCACCGCCTGACACGGTGTACCCGCCCACCACCTGCTCGCCGAGCTGCGTCGACCCGGTGACGAGGCGCATCAGGCAGGCAGGGGCGTCAAGGTGCGCCTTCGCCCCTACGGGCACGATATTGTGGACAGCCGGTTCGACCGTCATTGATGCCGTGCCATCCGCGGCGACGATCGCGCGCTCGCATGCCCGCACCAGCGCACGGCGCCCGTAGGTGCCTGCCGCCGCGCCGGCCGCATCCCATTTGAACCCGATATAGTCGACGTTTGAAATGACCGATCCCGGCTGGAGGCCGGCGAGGTGCAGGACCGCATCGCCTTCCGAGGTGATCGTTTGCGACCACGCCGTCGGCTGCGGGCCGAACGGAATGCCGTTCGCGTGGAAGCGCGGGCCTGGGCGAGACAGATCGCGTCCGAGTAGCAGGCGCCGCGGGCCGCGCATCGTGGCGAGCCATGACCGCCACTCGTCAGCGTCCTCGACCGCCATGTTGTTCAGCGAAATCCGCATGCGCCAAAGCGTCCAGCCCGCTGCGACTGCCCCGATCCGCGCGCCGGTCTCGGGGCTCATATAATCGATGCCCGACGGCTCGAAGGATACCGACATCCCGCCGACTGCAGGAATTGGGCGCGGATAGACGATCGCCATCAGCGAATGATCCGCCGCGCCTTGGCATCCGCCACCGCAGAGACCGAGCGACCCTCGATGCTGCTGTCGAGCCGCTTCAGAGCCGCCTCGATACGTGGCACGGCCGCCGCGTCGGCGCCGCGGAAGTCGTTGTGCATGATGACCCCGCTGCCGTTGCCGCCGTTATCGTTCCCGGGCCGGGTGATATCGACCATTTCACCGCGCGAGGCACGGAAGGCGACGAGGTTGCGATCGATGCCCGACATGCCGCCAACCTTGAACGAGCCGCCAGTCGCGAAACCCTGAAGGCTCATCATGCCTTCGGGGTTCATGCTACCGCCCCAACCTTCGGTCCTCATGCTGATGCCCGAAAGATCGACGTTCGGGTTCTTGATCCCGCCGCCGCCGAAGGCGCTGCCAATGCCGCCAATTAGCGAACCGAGAAGGCCGCCCAAGCCCCCGCCGCCGCCAGATCCTGACCCGATACCCGAGAAAAGCTTGAAGATCAGGTCAGACAGCGAGTTAATCGCCTGCTCCATCCCCTTGGCGACACGATCTTTCCACCAGTTCTTGAACCAGTCGCCCAGATTGCCGTCGAGCGCCGCACGGAAGCCGCCGCGGATCGTGTCTCGCCAAATCCCCTGCTGCGTTGCCTGCTGCATCTGCAGGGCCTCGGTCGCGGCCTTTGCGTCGGCTTCTGCCTTGTCCATCGGCGCTTGGCCGTTGGCGCCGGCCTGCAACTCCTGCGACCGACGCTCAATATCGAGCTTGCGCTCCATCGCTTGGACTTGAGCGTCTGTGTCGCCGCGAGCTTTGGCAAGGTCGATCTGTCGTTGCTGTTCAGCCTGCTCGGCCTCACGTTGGCGCGCGGCCGCGATAGCTCCATCCAGCCGCGTTTGCTCGGCCGTAGAGATGGCTGTCGCCTCGGCCAAATCCTTGCCGTTCTTGCGCCAGAACACAATGCGCTCTTGTAGATATTCCTGCTTTTTCAAGCTCTCTTCGAGCTTGCCGTTGCCCGCAATCTCCGCAACCTTGATATCGAAAGAGCGCTGATCATCCGCGATCTGGCGAGCGGTCTGGACCGCCCGAGCGTCAGTGATCAGCTTTATGTCGCGGTTCGCAGCAGCCGTGGCGTCAACCAACGACATCCCGGTGCGCTGATAGGCCTCGATCTGTTTCTCAAGCGCTAGGCGCGCCTCGATGGATCGCACAAGATCTTCGTCGCCCCGAAGGCGAGCCGCCTGCAACTGAGCTTGCATTTCGAGCTCGGCTCGGTTTGCAGCGTCATATTTGGTATTCCGGCCCTTCTTCTCTTTCTTTGGCTTCTCTAGATCGACGGTCCGTTTCGGCGAATCAACTACTACGGGCTTTGGTGCAGATGGCGCTTGCGGCTCCTTGGTAGGCGTAGCCGCTCCAAGGCCCAGCGTCTCCTTCATGGCCCCGTAGGTGTCGGCGATGAATTTCGCGGCTCCCTTGATCCAGTCAAGTAGCCAGCCGAACTTATCGACCAGCCAGCCCTTCACCCCCTCATACACCGCCTTCGCAGCCGCGACGACGCCAGGGAACGCAGATGCAATATAGTTGACCATGTTGGCGACGGCCGTGCTGAGCCAGTTGCCGATCTCCGTGAATCCATCGGCCAGCCACTGCTTCGCAATCGTGTAGGCTTCCCTCAAAGGCGCACCGAGCCCCGGCCCCAGCGCATCGACGGCGTTAATCACTGCATTGCAGGCAGCATCTACAATATCGCCGGCGTCGCCCCAGGCGGCCGAAAAGTCGCCGCGCAACAAGTCGCTGATGAGAGTGACCATGCCGCTCACGACGTCCAGGAATCCGTTGATCAGCGCCACCGCTGCGCCAAGGACACTGACGATCACATCCCCAGCGCCCGCTACCGCGCCGGCCAGTAAAGTACCGATCACGTCCGCCACGACAGCGACGGCACTCCCTAGCCAGGATAGAGCCGAACCGATCGGGCCGCTGGTGATCTTTGCGAAGATATCCTGCACCTTCTGCATCATCGCCTCCAGCGGAGGACCGAGCGTGGTGGTTAGTTTGTTCCAGATCTGCTCCAAAACCGGAATCAAGCTGTCTTTGAACAGCAGGAATGCTGTGATTGCCCAGCCGATCGGGCCGGCGATCTTCAAGAAGGCTTGACCGATTGAACCCAGCACAAAGCGCAGAGCCGAAGTGCCGGCGAAGTCGATGAATAGCTTCAGCAGTGTGTCGAGCGGCGCGAACACAAAAGAAATGGCGCGCCCGATAAGGCCGAAACCGGCGGCGAAGCGCACCGCGATGAACGTGCCTACGGTGCCAAGGAGGAAGACCAAGGGACCAAGAAGAGCGGAGAGGCCCGCAAAGGCGGCGCCGACCTTTAGCACCCAAGGCGGCGCGCCCGCGATTGATTCCAGCAAAGATGCAAAGGCATTCTTAATTGATGTAATTATCTCGAGCAGGCCGGTCTCACCGATCGCGATTTTCACGCTTTCCCACGCGACCGCGATACGATTGGCTGCCGCAACGTCGCCTTCCATGCGCTTGGCGATTTTACCGCCAACGTCGCCCTTCTCGATTGTCGCCTGTAGATTCTCAAAACCTTGACGTCCCTGCTCCATCAGGCCGATCGCGGTACGCGCGGCGTCAGAGCCGAAGATGGTCTTTAGCGCATCCGTCTTAGAAACGTCGGACAGGTCGCCTAGCTTGTCGCGGAGGATTTGGGCCTGCACCGCGAGCGGCTTCATGCGACCGCGCGCATCGAAGAACGAAATTCCGAGTTTATTCATCGCGTATTTGGCATCGTCGCTGTTGCCAACTAGCGACTGGATATATGTCTTGAATGACGTTCCAGCGTCCGAGCCGCTACTGAACTGCGAGCTGGTAGCAGCGACAGCCGTGGCGAAATCTTTGAAACTAATCCCAGCAGAAGCGGCAACGCCGCCGCCTTGAGATACTGCGAGCTGGAAATCCTGAAATCCGAACTTGCTCGCGTCGAGGGCGCCGACGACGTTTTTGACAACGTCAGGGAGATCGGCGGCAGTCTTATGGAACTGCCCGAACACGTCGGTCACCAGCGATGCTGAGACCGACGTATCGACCATGCCAGCCGCCGCGAGATCGAGCGTCGCCTTGAGCCCGCCGCCAAGAATGTCGGTCGTGCTGACGCCGGCTAGGCCAAGCGCTTCAATGCCTGACGCAGCCTCGGTCGCACCTTTGCCGACCGCCGGGCCGAGGCTGCGCGCCTGATCCGACAAATCCTTCAACTGCTTGCCCGTGACGCCATCGAGCGCAGCTTCCACGCGATTCATTTGCGCTTCGAAGGCGCCGGCGCCTTGATCGACCGCGCGCACCATGCCCGCAAAAGGCAGAGTGATTCCGGCGGTGATACCAGCGCCGATGATGCGGAGACGATTCTCCACATCGGCGAACTTGTCCATCAGCCGGCCAAGTGCGCCCTCAACGCCCTTTTCCTTGGCATCGAAATCACTGGTGTCTGCGCCGAATACGATCCGGGCTGCGCCAACCACTGCACTATTCATGTGGCGCCTCCATGCAAAAAGCCCCGCCGAAGCAGGGTGTATTGTTTTAGATCGGAAAGAGCAGGGCGGCTTGTTCTGCCGCCCTGCGGCGGTCAGCTACCGCAGGCCGAACTGCGCCTTGGTGACCATCCGCCCGTTCTGGAACATGGCATTCATATTGCTGCCATCAGCATTCTTCCAAGCCACCATGACCGTTTGGTAGCCGGCGAGGTCGGAGCTGGACATTTCCTCGCCCTCGAAGCCGACGATTTTGGCGGCCTGCTTGTAAGACATTCCCGTGCGAAGCTGCTCGTATTCAGCAGCGGTCACCGTGTCATCGACTTCTGCGGTCTCTGGCTCGGCGGCATCAGCCGTCGCTGAGACTGACTGCGCCGACGGCGCTTGGCCGATGCGCGGCGAGGGGCCGTGCCTTCCCGTACCGAAAAAGGCGAGCAGCGTGAAAATCAGCCACGCAAAGCTGACCACTCTTGCTCGTGTCGAGTACCCCTCGCGCAGCGTGAACCAAGCGAAGATGACTGGGATCAGAAGTATGCCGATCCCGAGCCCTAGGCCAACGCGGCGTGTCGACTGTTCTGCGTTTGCGGACGTAGCCATAGAATCTCCCCTGTTCCCAGGGGAGACTGCCTCATGCTGAGCCTGCCGTCGAGCCTGCCCATGCTTCCGCGACCGACAGCATCTTCCTCCAGTCCGTCGGCTTCGATTTGAGGGGCTTCTTGCGCGAGAGAAGTTCGTCGAGCCTGGGCGGCTTTTTCACCCGGCCAAGCACTGCGGTGAGATAGGCAACTTCGATGCGGCGGTCGTGCTCGGCCTTTGCCGCTTCCACTCGCCCGGCGATTGCGAGATCGAGGAGGCGAGGGGTAAGCCGGAAGAAAGCTGCGGGGTCCGTGCCGAGCCCGAGTTCCAGCCAGCTTTTTAGGGCCTTTTCGATGTCCCAGCCGGCTTCTTCGCCGGCGTCTTGGGAGGGTTATCGGTGCCCTTGGCCGCCTCCGGGAATGCAGCGGTCAGCGCCTCAGCGAGCAGCTCAGCAGCGCGCTGCGGGCCAATCTCGCCAATGATGCGCCCTGCTTCGAGGTCGGTCATCGTGCCATGTTTGGCCTCGAGGCCGATGCGGAAGACGGATCGGATCGTCGGCGCGCTACCCGCGAGTTTCTCCCCGATCTGATCGATGCCGATGCCGAGTTCGGAATCGATCGAGCATATCGCGTTGAAATCCATCACCAGCGTGAACGGAGTCTCGAAGGCGGTGAAGGCCACCTCGCCCTTCATACGGTTCGCCATAATCAGGCGGCCGGCGTCAGAACGGGCTTGCCGCTGATCTTGAAGGTTGCCGAGCCGGTCATTTTGTCATCCATCGGCGTCGCATGGCCGTGCTTGGTGGCGAAGCCGGTGAAGTCGAGCTTCGCGCCGTTCGGGAACACGATTCGCCATGTCTCCACGGTGTTCGTGGCAAGGTGGGTCGCGATGACCAGGTCATCCGCCAAGCCGGGCACGAGATTGTAGGTCACGGAGACCTCGCCAGCATCGGCGAGGCCGGGCTTGAACTCGCGATAGCGATCGGGGCTGCCGAAGTGCGTGAAATCGACCGAATCGCGCGAAAGCTCGGGCGAGCTCAAATCGGTCACCTCGGCGAGCGCCGTATAGGTGTTGCTGACGACCTTGCCGAAGGTGGTGGCGAAACCGATGTCGGTCGCCGCTACTGTTGCTGCCATTGTTTCCTCCTATGCGGCCACGCTTCGGCCGGGGTTCACTTGTCGGTGTTGTCGGCTTCTGTGCTCGACGACTGAGCATCGGCCGCAGGCGAGATCTCGACTGCGAGGCCGAGGTCACAGAGTTCTCTGCCGCGGTCAGCGGTGACGGTCAGCTTCGCCCCGGCTTCGACGCGCTGGTCGTCTTCAGGCTTGGTCAGATCGTCGAAAGTGGTGGTGATCTCGATACGCATTTTGACTCACTCCGTGATGGCGCGCGCGTGCCAGACGAGCGCGTCGAGACTTGTTCTATGGACCGGGCCACCGGCATCACTTCCGCCCAGCGTACTGGGCAGGGTGTCCGTGTCGCTGCGCCGAGCCATGATGAAGGTTCGCATTCGGAAGCCGCCAACGGTCTCGCGCCAGCCGGTGAGGACTCCGTTCTCTCCGCCCACGAGGTCAGCGAGGTCTTTGGCTTCCTTGAAAGTTCGGCCCCAGTGCTCGATTTGCACGCGCGATCGCGACCATCCGTCTGGCCCGGCGTATGTCATTCCGGGCACGCCGCTCGCCAATTCCAGAACGATTGCTGGCAAAGGCTTGCCTTGTGGCCGAATTCCCCAATCGACCCGAGTGCCGACGATTGCAGCCACGGACGCCGTGCCCAACAGCTTAGCGCGCAGCACCTCTTCCATGTTTTAGCCCTTCGTCGCGGCGCTCAAGATCGCATCGACGCCATCCTGTTCGATCCCGGCCATCGCTTGCCGGACATTGGCGTCGAAGCCCGGCCGGATGAACGGGTGTGGGCTCTCGCGATAGTTGCCGAACTCTTCTTGGATGGCCTCGGGAAGAGGCCCAGGGCCGGCAAAGACCTCGATATCGGCGATCGGCTCGTTCACCGCCGCCTGGTGCGGCGACAATTGCGTGCTGACGGTGACGCTGTCCGCCATTCGACCGCTGCGGCGACGTGCGTGGCTGCGCATGTCGTCCGCCATCGGCTGCAGATGCTCTTCCATGATCGGCACCAGCGTTTCGCGGGTCAGGGCGGCGCCCATCGCCCGCACCTTGCGCTGGATCGCGTCGATGCCGGTCACTCGGATTGTTGGCCGCATCAGATGCTCCGAATTGCCGTGACGTCCATGCCCGCATTGAACTCTTTGGACGGGACGACTGAGACAATGTTCCAGAACGATCCGTCGAAACTGATACGGTCGGTGACGGTCAAGGCAGCAGTCTTGCTGTTGCGGAGCACCTTGAACGTCGCGGCCACGCTGGCCTGCTCTTGGGCCGCCGCGCGCCGCTCCTGACCGGTGCCGAACGTAACCTCGGCCCATTCGACACAGTAGTCTGCGAAGCTGCCCGGCACCGTCGCCGTGCCATCGTCGACGTCCGCTCCGAGCCGCTGGAAGACGACCTTCCGGTTCCGCTTCCGGCTATCCATCAGCGCGCCTCGTCAAGCAGCGTGAGCGCACGGGCTTTCAGCCCAAGCCAATCCACGTCCCCAATAATTGGCCGCTCTCCGCCGCGCACCCAGCGCTGGACAGTCTGAACCATCATTTCCTCGCGCGCTGCTGCCGGCAGGTCGATCGGCTCCCCGTGTGCCAGTTTCCAGATCACGTTGTCGTGACCGAACCCGAACCAGTCGGCGCAGATCAGGTGCATCGCATCGTGCTCGCGACAAAACGCCAAGGTGTCGGAACCATAGCCGCACCTCAGAGCCACCTCCCGGTAATCGTCCGTGTCGTGCGGCTGTGCGGCGTAGCTCGTGCCGTCTTGGTAGGCGGTGAACGCCCCTTCCGGGTAATAGGTGACGGTCGCGGTGCCGATCGGATCATGCGAGCGCCGGATCGCGATAGCGATGCAGGATGCGGATGATCGCGTCGTCGAGCGGATCGGCCGCGGCATCGTCGAACAAACTTCGCACCATCAACAGCGTCGCTGCTTTGACCAAGGGGGGGGCGTCGCCCTCCGTCCAAGGCGCGTCCGGTCGCTTGATATAGTCGAGCAGGATCTCGCTCGCGGCGTTCACCTTGAGCTGGATGTCGGCATCTTCATCGTCGCCGAGAACTCGGAGATGCCCCTTGGCCTCCTGCATCGTCACGAGCGCGGGCATCAGGCCACCTTATCCTTGCCGTCGCGGCCGCGCTTCACGGAAAGGCGCCAGCCGTCGCCAGCGTCCGGCTTCGCTTCGGTCTCCTTTTGCGCGATCCAGATCGAGCCCGCCCAGGTGACCGCATCGCCCTGCTCGTACTTCTGACCGTCGCGATAGACGCCGCGGTCAATCACAACCGGGAACGGCAGGTGATAGGCACGCTGCTCGCCGCCAGCGGTCATCGCAAACCGGATGGTGCGCCCATCGTCCAAGACGCTCGCCTCGAAGTCCTCGAGCTGGAAGGCGTCGCGCCCGTCGTTGCCGTCTTTCGGCACCGGGATCGCAGCGACCTTTTCCGTAATAGCTTTGTCGATAGCGGCCATGTCCGCATCCCTGCCGACCACCTCGCCGAGCGCGCGCGCCTCGCCGTTAGTGAGCGTGACAACGAGATTTCCGCCGCGATCGATCAGCGCGCCAGCGAGCCCGATGCCATCCTTCGGCGCCGGGATAGCCGAAACCGCCTTTGAAACGGCGTCGTCGACGAGCGGCCGGACGTCATCGAGCGTGACGCTGACACCATCCTTTGGCGGGGGTAGCGCGGCGACGTACTCGCGCACGATCGGGGCGAGCAGCGATCGCACCTCATCGGGGTCCGGCGCATAGGGCGCCGCATCCTTGCCGTCCTTGGGAACGGGCAGGGCTGCCACGGCATCGGCCACGGCCGCCTTTATTGCCTCTGGGTCGGCGTCATGGCCGTCGCGCGGTGTCGGCAAGGCTGCGACCGCATCGGCAACCATGCTCTTGATCGTCTCCGGGTCCGCGTCGCGTCCGTCTTTCGGGGCAGGGAGCGCGGCTACTGCCTCGACGATCCACGCTTTGACGGCATCGGGGTCCACATCCTTGCCGTCCTTCGGCGCAGGCAGCGCCGCGACCGCATCGGCAACCATGCGCTCGATCAGCGCCGGATCAGCGTCCTTGCCTGGCTCACCCTTGTCAGGCGCACGACGTTCAAGCGCGTCGAGGCGGGCCTTAAGCTCGCCATTCTCGGCAATCAGCGGCGCCACGTGCTTCTGGAAATACTCGCGCACGACCAGCGCTGTCGCTTCGGCCAGCGCTTTCGTGTCAAGCATTCACAGCCTCCCGAAATTCTTTTTCGAACAGCGCGGCAGCGGCGCGAGCCTGCTGCGCCCGCTCCTCAGCATTGTCGTTCGCGGCTGGGTCCGTGGTCGGCGCCGGCGCGGACGTCTTGCCGAAGGGGTCCGCCAGCGCATCGCGCTTGGCCAGAGCGGCGATGCTATAGTTCTGCTGCTGAACGTATACGGCGTCACCACCCTCGGTCGGCTTCTTGTCCAGCTTCGCCCGCATCTCGTTGACCTTGAGGATGCCAGCGCCCTCTTTCAGCACCTGCATCTGGGTCACGCTGTCCATGCGGAGCAGATTGTCGACGTCGAATTCCGTGCCCAGCTTCTCTCCGATCCCGAGCCCCTCATCGAGGCACAGTTCGATCGCTTCGATCAGCACCTGCAGGCACTGGGAATAATACTCGGTATTGAGCGCCTGGACGTTGTTGTAGGACGGCGCCTGCCCGATCCCGATCTTGTAGGGCGGGACGTGGTAGGTCGAGCAGACCACATCTGCGGTCCACTTTAACTGCTCGATCAACTGCGCGTCAGTCGCCTTCACCGCCATCGCGTCGTAGTGCAGGCCGTCTCCGAGGACGGCGACGCGCCCGACATTCTTACCTGAGAAATTCTCCTCCCAATGCGCCTTGAGGCGCGTGGCAGTCGCATCACTGATCACACCGGGCGCTGTCAGGACGCCGCCTGGCTGGGAATTGTTGCCGAAGAACCGCGTCGAGTTGTTCTGGATCGACAGGCCCTGCGTTGCCGCGAGGCCATTGGCGAACACCGGAGACAGGCCGACCAGCGGATGGAAGAAGCAGTTGAACCTATCGTGGATGACCTCGCTTGCCGGCACAATTGTACATTCGTCGAGGCCGGCAAGCTGATCCGTGTTGAGCTCGTAGAACACGCTACCGTCCGGAGCCACGAGCGGCTTAACGCGGCCGGGATCGAGAACGAACAGCTTCGTTACCACCTGACGCGCATCGCGCTGCTTCAGGATATAAGCGTTGCCGGACTGGAGCTTGCTCAGCACCCAGTTTTCAAAGAACTGAATTCGGTTCTGAAAGTCGTTCGGCTTGCGCAGTACCGGCCAGTGCGCGGTGTTCCGGGTCTCCGACCAGATACCGTCAGAATCCAGTGTGACGAGCTTGACGCGAAGCTTGGCGATGTCGGAGGCGATCAACGTCTGACATGCGAAGACGGCATGGAAGCTGAGAACACTGTCGAGCTTGACCTCGACGTTCTGTTGCCACGCCCCCGTGAACGATTCCTTGATCAGAGGCCACCAACCTCCGCGGCCCGAAGGCGGGGACAACTGCCCCTGCGCCGCCTTCTCGCGGGTGATGGTGAGGCCGAAGGCGCGCATCAGGCGTGCGGGCGCGCTTCGGCGATCTTGGTGCGCAGCGTTTCGGCGTCCCAGCCCGGGAACGGCCTCTTGCCGACGGCCGTCTCATAGGCGGCGCGCAGCGCAGGCACATCATCCACAGGCGCGGGCGCGGGCGCGGGCTCGATCTCGACATCATCGGCCGCGACCAGATCGGTCGTGCGATAGCCGAGCTTGTCGAAGATGCGGGCGAAGCGCGGGTCTTTCGCCTTCAAAGCCCGCGTGAAATAGGCTTGGTGCTTCATGCCAGCACTCCTTTCGAGGAAGAGGGGCGACCCTCGCGGGCCGCCCCAGCCGGCACTTTACTTGTACGCGGTGCCGGTGATGTACTGGACGGCGCCGGCGCGGCGCTTGCCCCAGTTGATGTAGCGCTCGGCGCGGATGCCGATCATGTTCATCTGCCAGAGCGAGACGAACACGGTCGTCGCCGTGGCAGGCGCGTCCGGCGCCGAGTCCATCTGCAGCGACGCCTCGCTGCTGACGTCGAGCATCGTCTGGCCATCGTCGGCGAGAAGGATCTCGCTCGCCTTGGCGAGGATGATGCGCGAGCCCGCCGGGATGGCGGGCGGGCCGGTGACCGCAGCCTGCGTCGGAATATTCTCCGACGTGATGACCGGCAGGCCGAGCAGCGTACCGCCACCAGTCGAGTTCATGCCGGGGAATTCAGCCTGACCCAGCGGGTTGAGCATCAGCGCCAGACCAAGCGCCTGCGTCTCGGTCATGATCCACACCGCGCCGGCAAGCGACATATTCGCGGCGATGAACGACGCCATCAGTGCGGACGCGTCGGCGCGGAAGGCGTCGGCATCGGTGCCCGAGGCGGTGGTTGCGGTCACCCCGTTGGTGATTGACGCCGGCGAGACGCCAGCCGAGGCCGCGACGGTCGGGTCGACGAACTGCCGATCAAGGAACTGCGCGGTCTGGTCGATCAGATCCTGACGAACGACTTCCTCGGCCGCCGGGCTGGACGAACGCGCCAGCTCGTCGGTGATGACGACGATGCCAGCCGTCTTCGCCGTGCCGAGAGAGATTTGGTCGAACGCGAGCGCGCTGACCGGCTTCGGCTTGCCTTCGCCGACCCAGCCGACGGTCGAACCGCCCGTCTGACGCGGGATCTTGATGTTGAACGGCACGCGACGCAGACCGGGGATGCGGCCGATGATCGTGGCCGGGCGCAGCAGCTCGGCGAACTCGGAGGCCATGTTCTGGTATTCGACCAGCGGCTTCGCCCAGTTGGTATCGGTCGTGGTGCCGGCCGCGACCGCCGCCTTGAGGATCGTCTCGACCTCGGGCGTGCTGTCGTGCCAGCCTTTGGCGATCTCGGCCGCCTGCATCAGGTTGCCCTTGGAGCGACCGAGCGCCATCGCATAGCGGGTGAACGCGGTACCCTTGGGGAGGTTGGTGCCCTTGACCTCGATGCGGTGACCGCCGCGCGATTCGCTGCCGGCCTTGGTGCCGGTGCCGTCAATCGGTGCAGCGGAGCCGGCGAGCGACTTCTCGAGGCTATTGAGCCGCTTGATGTGGCCGTCGATCTGCTCGATGTCCTGATCGAGGCCATCATATTCCTGCTGCTCGGCCTGGTCGAGGGTGGTGCCTTCGCCCGCCGCCTTGGTCATGATTTCGGTCATACGGGCCTGCGAGGACGAGCGCTTCGCCTCGAAAGCCGCGATCTGTGCGCGGATGTCCATGTCGATTTTCCTGTGATCGGGCGGGCGCAGCGCGCCGCAGCCGTGGAGATTACTTCGCCGACGCGATCCGCTTGATCGAGTTGATGACGAAGGGTGCAGCCCGATCGCGGGCGGGGTCGCCGAGCCTCACCACGCGGACGCTCTTGCCTGACGCGGCGTTGTCCGTGGGTTTGGCTGGGGTATCGGTGCCGGCCGCCGAGACGGTCGTGAATTCTTGGTCGAGAGCGTAACTCTTGGTGCCTGTGATACGGGCGTTTGCCTGCGCTGGCACCCCCACAGCGCTGAGCTCAAACCATTCCCAGCTAGTGAACTTCAACCCGCCGCTAGGCAGGCCTTCCATCTCCAATGGACGAAAGCCAATTGAGACTGCACGGCGGAGGCCATTTTTGACCAGCGCCCATGCCTTGTCGCACAGGTCTTTGACTTCGCCAGGTTCGGCGATCTTTTTGATGTGCGCCCAGAACTTGATGCCGCTGTCGGACACCTCCACCTTATCCACCTCCCCAACGACCAACTCATGGTCGTGATCAAGCAGGAAGGGGAGCGGCAACTCGAACTTAGCGCCGCGGGGCATCACAATGTCGCCCATCCGATCTTCATCAGGCGTGGACGCCCAGCCCTCAATGGTACGAGCGTCATCGTCCAGCGCCTTGATGTGCAAGGCGACAAAAGCTCTGTTCATTTTGATATCTCCTAGGCGGAGGTGGCGGCCCGCTTGTAAGGGCCACGCTTTTTGCCCCGCTGAGCAGCGCTTTGGTTCGCGCGGTGCTCTGGCGACGCCTTGCGACCGCGGAGCGTTTCCGCAATTTTCGCTCTATACTCGGGAGGGCGCTCGCGGCTGCGAGTGCCGTTCTCGTATGCCTTCCGAAGCGCTTCAGACTTAGCTGCGCGCTGCTCGGGAGTGTCTTTGTGCGCTAGGCGGCCTGCTTGAAGCGCGGCCATGTGCTCCGGCGGTACAATTCTGCCTTTGTTGGCCGCAGATAGGTTTGCCCTGTGCTCATCAGATCGAGGCGGCCGTTTTCGGCCCGTCATCTTCGCCGATAATTTGGCCCTAGTCTCATCAGACCGCTTCATACCGCGATGCGCTGCAGCCGTTTTTTCGACCGCATCAGCCGATCTCGCTTTTCCCTTCATCGGGGAAGTTCTCCCCTTCGCTGCAGCCGACCTTTTGGCTCTGACTTCGGGGTCTGCGGAAATTCGTCTCTGCTGCTCCCTCAGTTTTTCGAGGTGGTCGGGATTGTCCAACATCCGCTGTTTTGCCCGCTCGCTCGCACGCTGGCGCTGCTCAGGCGTAGCGCGAACGCCTAGGCAGGAGCCGGCAACAGGTGCAATATTGTACTCTGGCCGGAGCGTGTCGAAGTAATGCTGCTCTCTCTCAATCAGAGCGCTTTTAACCACAACGGTCTCTAGTACTCGGAACTCGAAAAATTCCGGGCCGTGCTTGGTCCATGAACTTTGCAAATGTCGAGAGTGGTGCGAGCCATGCTTAAGATGATGCCGATGGAGCTTCCACCTGGCCTCCAAATTGACTGCGCTGCCAATGTAGCGCTTGCCGTTCACAAGATTGACGATCTCGTATATGCCCGAGTCAGCCATGCGGTGCACCTCAACTGCATTCGTGGTTAGGGTCGGGATCGGTGCTCCAACACCATCTCGACCCGATTTGCTTATCACATCCTCAAAGGATCAGCATCTGAAATTGGCCGCCGGTATTAGGCGGCACAGAGAGCAGCACGCCCACGGCCATGATGGCCGCAATCGCAGCATCGATTTTGTTCACCGCCCGCTCCTTTGCGAGCCAATAATTGCCCCAGCGGTCCTCGTCGGTGACGGCCGACATGATGGCCGAGATGAGAACCGGGTTCATCAGGAGGCGGAGGCGGTCTTCCATCAGCATCGTCTCGAACAGCTTCACCGAGGCCGGCATCCAGAGCCCCTCCGGCTCCTTGCCCGCGGCCTTGGCTTCTCGGATCATCGCCTCGGTCGGCTTACCCTTCTTGGTCCCGCCCTGGGGGTGCTCCACCTGGTCGATGCTTAAACCGATCGCATTCAGTTCCGGCTCGAGGCTCGACCGGTAGGCGTACCGGTCATATCCGAGCGCCAGCACGTCGAAGTTGTGATCGTATTCGGCAACTGCCTGGGCGACGTGGCGGTAGGCGATAATCTCGCCCTTGGGGGCGTGTAGGAATTTTTGGCGGACCCATGTTTGATACGGCGCCTTGTCCCGCATCGCTCGCGCGTCGATCGTGTCGCCGGGCGTCCAAGCCTCGACCCAGACATCGACGATCGGTTTCCCAGCATGCGGACCTTGCTCGACCACTCCGGACTGCACCGCGCACCCGAGGGCGGTGATATCCTTCGTCTGCGAGAGATCGACGCCGAGCCCGGCGCGCTTGCCGTAATGGTCCTTTGGGTCGAACGTGACGAGGGCGCGCTCAAGGACTTCGCGCGACATCCAAGCGGATGCGGCGTCGGTCCAAACGCAAAAGTGAAGGCGGAGAATGCCGTTCATCGCGCCAGGCATCTGCTTTGCCTGCTTCACGACTTCGGCGAGGTACTCTTCCGTGATTGTAATGCCGAGAAGCGGGTTTGCCTTCGACCAGCAGGAAGGATCGTTAAGGGGGTCGTCGCCGACGTCCAGCGAACAAACGAAACTGAAGGTCGTGTCGTCGATCGGCTCGCCGAGGTATTGCGGATCTTCGTCCTTCGCCTCGATGTTTCCCGCCGCGACCCTGACCGCGTGCTCGTGCTGCTCCCAGCAGAAACTATTCCGGTTCGATCCGCTGTTCGTGATCATCACCAGCAGCGGCTGTCGGCGAAATTTGAAACCGCGCTCGAGCATCTCCGCGATGCTGCGATCGGCCATCTCGTGGACTTCGTCGCAGAGCGCGAAGTGGGGACGGGGGCCTGACCCTGTCTTGCCCGCCTCACGACTGATCGGCCGGAAAAACGATCCCTTGGCGAGGAATGCGAGGTTGTGCTCTTTGCCGTCGCCGCCGCTCGGCGTGATTCTCTTTTTGAGATCCGGCGACTGCTTCATCATCTTCACGGCGTCGCGGAAGAGGACTTGCGCCTGATCCTTCTTTGATGCGGCGGCGTAGATCTCTGCCCCAGGCTCACCGTCTGCGGTGAGGCCCATCAGCCCTAGGCCGGCAACCCACGGACTTTTCCCGTTCCCCTTGCCTTCCTCGATGTAGGCGCGTCGGAACCGCCTAGTTCCGTCTGCGCGCTTCCATCCGGCGATCGATCCAGTTTTGAAGGCTTGGCTGGGGTGCAGCTTGAAGGGGCGGCCCTCGAATTGACCGTCGCTGAGCTTCAGCCTCTCCTCATAGAAACGGATGGCCTTGGCAGCGGCCTCCGGGTCGTAGTGGAGACCCCTGGCTTTCCCCTTCTTCAGGTCGTCGAGATGCCGCCGGCAGGCGTTCCTGATATGCGGACCAGCTACCGTCTTCCCCGATACCACGCTCTTGGCATATGCGGTCGCGCGGTCAGTCGTCGAAGAACTCGTCCCGCTCTTCCTTGTCTGCATCGCCAGCCCGGTTCCGTTCGTCGGTCAGGCCGAGCTCGCTCATGTAGGCGCGCATCTGGCCGTGCTTCGCTGAGGGAAAACGAACCGGCGATTCTCGGAACTCTTTCCAGAGCTCGCAGAATGCGATCGCCGCCGGCTCACGCGATGCGTCGAGCCAGGCGGCCGGTTCGATGTACTGCTTCCACGCCACTGCGGCGATACCGCGAACCCATGAAGGCTTGACCAGCTTGCCGAAGGACGCCGCGGCTTCTTCGACCTGCTGCTTGACCTTCCCCGCGTCGCCGTGGCGGGTCGCATTGTGGGTGCCGTCGACAAGCCGAAGGCGCGCCGGCTTCGGCTTCGCTCCTCGCGTTGCCATGCTGGAATCTCCGCCAAACGCCTTGCAGATTGGCCATTTTGAAACATCAATGTGCAAATGCGCAAATTTCAGAATGCCGTCGGTCTAGAGGCAAACCGGTTTTGAGTCTGGACCTCCCCGCCCCCTCATGGTTGCGGCCAGCCATCGTCTCCGATCGCTGCGATGATCCTACCACTCTTTTCGGCCCGCTGTTTGTCGCTATCGTGACATGGCTTGCACAGCGACTGGAATGGGCCAGACCAGAACTTTACCTCGTCGCCCTTATGGCGCTCGATGTGGTCGCACACCGTTGCGACGACCACCATGCCGCGGGCTTCATGCATCACGCAGAGTGGATGTTCAGCGAGCTGGCGCGCGCGAAGGGCTTGCCATCGCGCCGTCTTGTACCAGCGCTTGTAGGCCGGCTCGTCGGCTCGGTTCGGGTAGCGCTCAGCCACGACCACGGAACACAGCACGCACCCGGCTGGCTATGCGCTCACCCTCGGCGATACGCTTCTCGACCTGGGCGATGCACTTGCAAGGCTCAGCCACATCGAACGCAAGCGCGTGGAGATCCCCGGCCAACTGCTCAAGCTCACGTGCGCTGGCGAGGTGGGCAGGCTGGGCCATTGCGCTCCCCCAAACAGATAGAGCCGCAGTCCCTTTCGGGCGCGGCTCTATCTCTTACAGGGATACATACACTTAGGTGCGCACAGGTCAACCGCTATTTACGTCATCCTGCCGTGTGGGCTTCACATAAATTGCAAGGGTGTGGACCGGGTCTCCGGTGTGGGTGTTGGGCGTCCATTTGGTTGAGACCCAATGCGCCACCTCGTTCACGATGAAGCTCGACGAGCCATGCCGATCAATCACATCTTGGTCGGCCACCCAGATGTATTCTCCAACCCTCGGCGAGCACCTCAGATATACCGAGCAGACCTCGGTATCATCCTCGAGCATGATCCTTGCGCCGATCATGTGGGAGGGCTATCCGCTGCAAGCTCCGCGTCGATCGCCCCACGATAAGCATCCCGCAGCGATCCTTTTCCGCCACCCTGATATTCGTCGTACATGGCGTCTATCATCGCAGCGGTCGGCTCACGCATGGCCGCGATGACGCTCCGGGATATCTCCCGCCACATCTCTCTATCATGCTCGCCCGTATTGGGCTTCTCCTTCTCGGGAAGGGTGGCCCAGTCATGGCCATAAGCAGATGCAGCAGCGATGGCGCCGCGTTCAATCATCGTCGTCATGAAATTTACTCGTGCAAACCGTTGCTCTCGAAGTCGACGATGAAGGCGTTGATGGCACCCTCCGCCTCGCGCCACCTTACTCTGCGATGCTCGTCTTCGGGGGCGTGTGGGGAGCACTGCCCTTCGACCGCAACCATAGCGCGCAGCTTCCCCTTTGCCTGTTCCCAGAGGGATGCCTTCGCAACTCCAATGGCTTCGGATTTCGTCATGGTCACAGCCGCCTCCACATCGCTATCAAGCTCGCAGTGAATGCGACCGTTGTTTTCGCGGCGTCAACCGCAGACCGGCTGTTGCTCGCGATGCGCGACCCGGCAATGCCAGCCTCCTCATCGAAGCGGCAGACGTTTTCGTAAACGTCCCAGTATGGCCGAGGTGTGCGGCCCTTGAGCCATTGCAGTTCATCGAGCGCCTCTTGCTGAGACATGCCCTCGACCTGGTTGTCGACGACATCACGCGCGCAGTCCACAGCCCGCAGGTTGCCGTCCGCTCGAATCCACAGGCTTTGCGTATAGCGGATCGCCCGCTGCTGCCCTTCTTCGAACATGCCGCGCTTGTCGTTCGCGATCCAGCGATCGACCGCTGTGCCGCCTCGGTTGATGAGCACCGTCAAGATTTTGCCCTTCTCACCCAACTCGCCGACCAGGTCGACGACCTTGCCGATCGCGAGGTGGGATATCTGCGCCTCGGGCACGCCGATGTCGCGCGCCAGCGTCGCAACCTTGTCCCGCTCGGTCGGGAGCGGGCGCCGGATTCTCGTCGTCTTCTTTGTCTTCGCCCGCGCCATGATGGAGCCACTCCCTTATCTGTAGAACATAATCAGAACGATGATGGTTGTCACCGACACATCATGAATTACGCGACATCGGTTTCGCGCTGGGGTTCGTACCGGATCTCATAGCCGCCATCCTTGGCGTACCTGAGATACCCCTTCTCGACTGCAATGCGACGCCATTGGTCGGGCGCGGCGTCGATCTCGACCATCGACACTTCCCTTGCGCGCAGCCGATCCATGAACGTTTCGAACTGTTGCTGGGCATATTGATGGAGCAGTGCCCGAGCATGGCCTCGCTCGGTGCCGGGCTGCCGGTACTCCCGTAGGATGTCCAAGCACTGCCGAGGCGTCGGGAACCAGTCGAGCGTGGCGCAAGCTCGGCGAGACATGAAAGACAGCGCGTCGTTGGTGAACTCGCCGAGGAGGCGCGAGTAAACGGCGACCCGCATCTTCCCGCTTTCCGCGTCCTGCGACCGGCTCGGCAACGTCGCTGCAATGAACTCGAGGTGCCGCGAAATCTCTTGCACTGTCGCGGGCTGTCGTTGCGGTTCCGGCGTATCCGCCCATGCAGCGAGCGAGCGCGCCTCTTCCGCTGTGGTCGGAAGCCGAATTTCGGGCTTAGCGACTAGCGACGTCTCGAAGGGCTGCGGTGAATCCGTCCACTCGTTGACCACTCTGAGCACCGTTTTTCCGATCGTTTCCACGTGGTGTCCAATCCCTGTCCGCTCGATTGATCCAATTGGCCCAAGCCAAATTCCAGTTGAGCTTTCGGCCCTTGCCGTCTTCGTCCTTCGCGTTCGCGGCCCAGCCTCGGAAGTCGCTCAGCTCATCCGCAAGCTTGCCGGGTGGCCACTTCGCTACCTTCGCTTGGGTGATGTCGGAGAGCGGTTCAGGCTCCCAATTGTCGGGCAAACGATGGAATCCCAACTTGGACGCTTTCGCGCGGCCCCTCGGAGAAGGCGAAGCCTTCGGAGAGGTATTGGTAGTTACTGGTAGTTTGGGTGCCTGTGTGGCGGGTGTTAACGACTGGCTGTCGGGCGTCTCAATGTCGGGCGTCTCACAGTCACCCGTCTCACTGACGCCCGTCTGTGTGGCGGGTGTTAAATCAGTATCCACGGGATGTACGGTATAGACGACACCGTGCCGTAGCTGCCGCCTGCTCAGGTGGCCAAGATGCACTAAGCGCTGCACTGCGCGCTGCACTGCGCGTTCCGACAAGACGCATTTCGTCGTGAGTCCAGTTTCGCCCAGCACGGGCGGCCACGCCTGCGCGTCCTCGTTCGCCATGACCGAAAGCACGAGCAACACAGTTCGCTCAGGACTGGTAACACCAGGCACGGACATAGCCGCACGCACAAGATCGAACCCAGTGAGCATCAATTGGGTGCCCCGATCTCGTATCGATCGCGATGAATTGCGGTGCGCTCTTTTCCGCGCGGCCCAATGCACGATTGCCGCGGAAACGCACCGCAGACCGGACAGTGTACTGCCATAGCTTCGATCCGCAGCCGTCGGCGCGGCGGTGCTTTATCAACCCATCTATCACGCGATCGCTTTCGGGCTTGTCGAGCTCTGTCAGCAGCGCGACGCGCCTCTAGCGCGCTTTCATCCAACGCAAACTTGACCGTCGAAGCGATCGCCTCATCACTGGCTCCAGCGGCTATCATAGCCCGTATGATGGCCACGAGACTCACGCGCCGCCGCTCTCCGGCGCCATCTCAGCGCGGAGCTTGCGCGCATGGTCAGCCAGCCGCTCCGCGCGCGCCTCCAGTGCCCAAACCGCGAGCTTCAGGTCGACATCGGACACGCCGCGGTCGGCCGTCACCTTGTACCGCAGCGTGCGTTGGTCGATGTTCATGGCCTCGGCGAGCTTCTTTTGCCCGAGCAACTCGCCGGCCGTCTGCAGGGCGATCATCCGCCACGCAGCACGTGGGAATCTTCTCCGTTCCTGCATCGAGGAACACTGTGCAGCATCGGCCATCACGCGAGCCCAAGCGCCTGCTTGTAGGTCTCGAGTAGCATCTCCGCCTCGTCGCGGTGGTGCTTCTCCATCTTGCGCAGGCGGACGACGGTTTTGATCGTCTTCACGTCAAATCCGGTGCCCTTCGCCTCCCCGTAGACGTCCTTGATGTCGTCGGCGATGCCCTGCTTCTCGGCTTCGAGACGCTCTATGCGCTCAATCAACAATCTTAATTGATCGGCGGCGATGGTCTCGCTCATGCTGCGGCACGCTTGGCTGCGTAAAGCGCCTGCCCTATCCACTCGGTAACATCGCTGTCGCGCTTGAAGAGCAGCCTCAGTTCAACCAAGGCATCGTCGGAGCGGCCGCCGACGATCGCCTGAACGATCGGGATAATGTCAGTGCGGGCGACCGTGCTGCGCTCGCGATCTTCGGTCACGATGTCGATCATGCGGCAATCCTCTCTTCGTGGAATTTCGGGATGAAGGGCGCGACCAGCGCGCGAACGTCGCCGCGGCCGGGCGAGGTGATCGCGGTCGGCTCCAGGGGGGCGCCCATTGACCACGCGATCGTCTCGGAGCCGAACAGCGCCAGGGCATCGCGAACCGGACGCAGCGCGAAGGTGATGTCCATCGGCGTGCCGTTCCATTGCGCCACCAACTCGCATTGACCGTGGTCGCTGTTCTGCGCGCGGGCGCTGGCGAAGCATGTGCTGCCGAGCGAAAGGCGGAAGTCGCGATCGCGGCTGTCGGCGACCGCCGCAACGAGCTCGATATCCGCGAGCAGGAAGTCTGCGCGGGCGGTGAGGGTGTTGGGCATCGCTGCATCGAACTCTTGCGACGTCGGCGGGTACGCGGCGTCGATGAGCGGAGAGGCAATCCGCGTGCCGGCGAAATCGAACGCGATGCTGCGGTCGTCGATCGTGATGCCGACCGGCTCCGTGCCATTGGGGAGCACGGCGAGCAGTAGACGTGCCGTGCCATTGGGGAGCACGGCTTGGACGTCGTCTTGCGCGGCCGAAGTCATTTCGTGGATGCGGCTGGAATCGGTCGCGATGAAACCGAGCTGGTCGGCGCTGCCATGCAGCAGCACCGCGCCGAGATACGGCTTCACGAGATCGTCCTTCGGGACCGCTGCGACAGCCTCAAGGCCAGCGCGCAACAGGTCCGCCCGCGCCGTCAGCACCGCGCCTTGCGGGTCACGGGCTGGATACAGCGGCTTGTCGAAGTTCGGCAGCGATGCGCGCGACCGGCCGGCCGCGAGCGATACGGTCATCCCGTTGTCGGTCATTTCGACGCGCGCGCCCTTGGACGCCTTCTCCACCCAGCGCGACAGTGCAACGAACGGAACCGTTACGGCGAGACTGATACCCTCGACGGCAACGCGGGTGCTGATCGAGCGATCAGTGTTGGCGCTGGTGATCGTGGCCAAGCCGTCGGCGGCCACGATGCGGATTAGCCCGAGGGGTGCCGACGATGGCGTCGACACGGACCAGGGTGGCGCCCAAGGCGGAACGCTGCCCGCGATGGCGAGAGCAGCGACGAACGCCTCTCGCTCGACGGTGATCGTCGTCATGCTCGTGCTCCTTCGGTGTGTGTGGTGGGAATCCGCTTCCACGCGTCGGCGTCGAAGCCCTTGAACTCGGCGCGCTCGATGATGTCGGCGTCGGTGAGAGGGTAGGCGTTTCCGCGCCGCCAGAACTTGCCTTTGGGGTTCTGTCGCCCTGTTCCTTCGCAGCGGAACACCGGCCCGAATCGCTGGAGGAACTCGGCCGCCTGCCCGGCGCGGGTCATGTCGCGCTGGGTATCGGTGACCTTGCTGCGGCGCTGGCCCGACAGGATCGTGGCCGTCTTGCGGAACTTGACGCCGTGCTCAGCCGCCCAGCGCTGGACGACCTTTTCGCCGCGACCAAAGAAGGCCTGGGCCTCGTGCCGTGTCATTGTCGGCGCCAGAGCGGCGAAGTTGGCGGGCGCAGGGGCGGCGGTGTTCGTTATCCTAGCCGGAATCCCGCATATCCGACGCCAGCGCGCTATGCAGCCCGGCCATGAGCCGTAGTGGACAGCGAGATCCTTGCTGGACATGATCGCAGCGTGCTGCGGGAAATCCGCCGGCATGGGATATTGAGCGCGGGGCATCAGTATGCCTGCGCTTTCTCGCGAGCGACGCGCAGGCGCTGGGCGAGTTTGACGTTGGCGATCGAGCGGCGGGCATGCTCGAGCGTGCCGGCGATGTCCGCCTCGATGATCTTGCGCGCCTCGGCAGCCGGGATGCCCTTGCGGATCACGAGCGCTCGGTATTGGTCGCGAAGCTCCGGCGGGCACCAGCCAAGTACCGTCTCTGTCCGCGCGCGACCGGCCTTGGCCTTCACCTCCGGCGAATTGGTGAGCTCGCGCACTTCGGGGCGCGACAGCACCTCTGCTGCCAGTCGGCGGCCGTTGGCGCGTCGGCGCTCGCGCTCCTCGTCGGGCATCGTCTCAATCCAGCGGCGCAGCGCGTCCGTGCGCATCTGCTTCGCGCCGGGGGTGGCGAAGTGCGCGCTCACCGAAGCGCGCCGGCGGGCGTTGATCTCGGGATCGGTGTTCATGCGGATGGCCGAGCAGCTCCGGCAGCGACCCTTTGAATTTCGGCTGATCGGCTTTGGACAGTCGATGCAGGTGCGTGTCATGCTGCTGCTCCGAATAGGTCGCTCTGCGCCGCTGCTTCGACAGCCGCTTTCGCCTCTTCCGCCACGCGCGATTCCGCTGCGGCGATGCGAGCGCGGGCGATCGGCACATATTCTGCCGTCATCTCGGCGCCGATGAAGTCGTAACCTTCCAGGACCGCCGCCTTGCCGGTCGAGCCGCTACCCGTGAACGGATCAAGGATCAGGCCGCCGGGCGGGGTGATGAGGCGGCACAGCCAGCGCATCAGCGCCTCTGGCTTCACCGTCGGGTGGGTGTTCCGGTACTGAGTCTCTCGGCCTTCGCTGAGGCTCGACGCCTTGCCGCTTTCGCCGTTGCCGGTCTGGAACTGGACGAAGGATTGCGGGTCGAACTGGTCGAGTCCCTCGTCGCGATCAGCCTTCGTTGCCTTGGCACAATAATAAAAACGCGCCGCGCTGCCGCTATCGCCTCGCGCTGGGTGATCCAACGCCGGGCGCATCCCTCCAAAAATGCCGTTTGGAGATTGGCGGCATTTCGCGTGGTTCCGCAGGTCGCCTTGCTGGCCGGGAGCGTCAGGAAACGCTGCGAGCACCTCATCGCTGCCGTCATGCGCGATGTTGGCAGGCCAGCGGCCACCGGTGTTCGGGTTTCTCTCTCCCGACCCGTCCTTGAGCGAATAGCTGCTGGAACCTGCATCGGACGCGTTGCCGTTGGCATAGCCAGCAAGCTTTCGGTGCAGCGGATTCGTTGCCGGGTTCGTATCAGCCATATCGTAGCCGATGCGGCAGGCGTCGATATTAAGCGCCCCGGTGCCGAACCGTTCCTCATTCGCGGACACCGAGCCGATGAGAGGCTTGCGCGCGAGAACGATCGGCTCATGAGCCGGCTTGAGGCAGGTGCCCTTGCCGTCGCGGTTGCCGCCCTTGGGGAAGCCCGAGCCGTACAGCCAATCGACCATGTCACGGACTTCGAAGCCAGCGAGGCGGATCGCGATCGTGCCGAGATCGTATGTGCGCGTGCCGAAGAAGGCGAGCAGCCAGCCGCCCGGCTTGAGGACGCGATACGCCTCCTTCCAAGTGAGCGGGCCGGGGACGAAGCTATCCCAGCTATTGCCCATGAAGCCGTTGCCGGGATGCGCGTAGTCATCGCCGGCGAGCCAGTGCGTCAGAACCTCCGCGACGTTCGGCTCTTTCGACAGCCCATAGGGCGGATCGGTGCAGACGCTGTCGACCGAGTTCTCCGGCATCGCCGCCATGACGACGCGACAATCCCCATGATGCACGACCGCGCTCATCGGATCGCCTTCGCGCGCCGGTCGCGGCACGGTGCGCACCAGCCATTGACGAGGCGCGGGCTATGGTCGCCGCATTCATCGCACTCACCCGGCTGGCCGACCGGGATCGGCTGGCGCGCAGCGGCGAGGCTACACGCAAGGTGGTGCTCGGTCAGCACCTGGGCGTCGTCGCAGATGTCAGCCACGGGCAGAGGCCCAGTACGCGAGACGCGCGTTCCAGTTCGGGGTGACCGGCGTGGGAACGGGGCAAAGCAGAAGACGCTTTCCGCCAAGATGCAGTTCGGCGTTCGCGGAACCACTGCGAAGTGGCTCCCCGGGGTTGCTGACGTTCATGGTTCACTCACTCCTAGGGGCCGGCTGGGCCGGTCGTTAGAACCTTATGCGGGGACGGCGCGCGGAGATCGCAGCGCCGTGATGTCGTTGATCCATTGCGCGGTGAGCGCGTGGACCCTGCGAATGTCGGGCTCCATCGCGAGCAACTCGGCGTGCGTCTTCGCGACGCCACCATCGCTCTCGGGCGATTCCGCCTCGGCAACCTTGGCGAGCAGAGACGCGAGCGGCACCGTGCCGGCAGCGTCCAGCGGATCGCTGGCGATCTTGACCAGTTGGAAGCCGTAGAGCGCGGCGATGTCGTCCAGCGCCGTTGGGCACGCGCGCGTCGCGTCGAACAGGCGCTTGGGGCCGGGCATCGCGTCGCGGAGAAGGATGTTCTCGAGCCCCTTGCTGCTCAGATCCATCTCAGCAGCGAGCGCGCGGCGCCCGGCAGAGGCGTGGGCACAGCGCGAAAGGCCGCGAAGCATGGCCGCACGGAACTCTGCTTCCGTCGGAGGCTCATTTTGTGGAACGACACTATCAAGCATTATGCTGCACCTGCTTCGTATGAACAGAGACACTCTCCACACGGCGCCAAAAGCTCTCAGGCTCGCGATAGGGCGAGAATTGGTGCGGCGCAGCGCCGTCCGGCCCGACACTGGGGAGGCTGTCGGGCCGGGGCTGCAGCGCTGGCGCTTCAAGGACACCAGCGCGAGGGGAAATATCGTGCTCACCGCAACCGCGACCGACCAGCTCGCCGTTCGCACCAGCGGTGAAGTCGCGCCAGTGGACCCAGCCGGAATCACAATGGAACCCCCATTCACGGACCTTCGGGCCGGTGAAGAACAGCGAGACGAAGGGCTCTCCGTCGATAAGCTCGAGGCGGTGCGAATCCGTCGCGTCCCGCGTGACGAGCGAACCGGCCTCGCGGATAAAGACACCGCTTGGCGTGATCTCGCGGTAGCGGCCGCGCAGCAGGAGCGATTGATTGTCCCACGGGTGGTCGTGCAGGGCGCGGTCGTCATCGTCGCGCAAGCCCTGGTGGAGATAGACGTTCTTCGCGTGGTTCTTGGGGATGACCCACCAGCGCCGCAGATACGGATCGATCTTGCCGCCTATCTCCAAGTCGGGGGCGCGCTCCATCACCTCTCCGGCCCATTCGGCCATGTCGGTGACCGTGGCGTAGCTGATCGGGCTCATCGCAGCACCGCCAACGCGGCAGGCGCCAGCATGATGGCGATCGTAAGCACCCATGCTGCAATGTCGCCGACGGAGAACTCGAACTGCGCGAGCGTGGCCGCGAACATTTCGCGAGACGCTGGAGTATGCCGAAAAGACGCGCCCGGTCTACGACTACGTAGATTCCCTAGTGCTCTTGTGCTCGCCCTGAAAATCGTAGCAGGGGTGCGGATGGGGGCGCTAACATTGCGCTGGGGAGAGGAAAAACTATGGCATCGAGTCGCGGCGTCACGCCCGTCGAAAGCGTGGGCGAAATCGAGATCCGGCACGGAATGGTGTTCTACACCGCCATCTCCGACGGACATGTCGAGGACAGAAGCATGCGCGTTGCCGAATGGCTCGACGCCCAGCTTCGCTTCGAGAATGTCTACCGCAGCTATCTGCGGGGTTGCGCCAAAGTCGCCCCGCTCTTCATCGCCAAGAGAGTCTGAGCTATGCGTTTCAACGGACGCTTTTTCACCGAGCAGCCGCCCGAGTTCTCCATTGACGAACACGATGTCGTTACCATTCGGTTTACCGATGGCGAGATGGCGCTGGAAATCCTGTGTTCGCCCAACACCTTTTTTAAGGGGCAGGCCAGCGCCAAGCACGTCACGGAGGAATGGCTTGGGCGGAGGCGAGATGCTCGCTTCATTCCCGAAGATCATAGCTGACCTCCCGCCGCGTTACCGCGCTTGCGCGCCGGGTAAGAAGCCATGAACGTCCGCACCCGATCCACAGTCGCGCGGCGCGGTTCGCGCTGCAAACGAAGCTGCCGGACAAAATGGCGATCGCGCAACGCGGCATCGCCAAACGTGGACTCGCTCATGCCATGCTGAGCGATAAAGTCCTCAATAGCGGGGAGCAGGTCATCCATCATGGGTCGCATGATATGTGGGATATTTCCCACGGTCAAGCCCAGCGGCGTGGGATATTTCGTCACTCCCTCAGCGCAGCACGGACGTGCGATATTTCCCACATGGCAACCTCACTCAACATCCAGCTCATCCGCGACCGCATCGAAGCCGAAATGGAGCGGAAGGGTTTTAGCCGCCGGAAGCTCTCAATCCAGGCGGGCGTTGGAGTCACCGCGATCCGCGATCTATTGGAGCGCACCGAGAATCCGGGGATCGGCACTTTGCACAAGGTTGCCGAAGCGCTTGATGTGACATTCGAGCAGATCAGCGGGCCGGACGCCGTTCCATTGTTGGGCGAGATCGGTGCTGGCGGCAGGATTGCGTTCTTCAAGGACGATCACGAATACGAGACGGTCCCGCGCCCGCCTCTGGCCCCCGGGCCGCTAATGGCCCTCAAGGTGTCTGGCGACTCGATGCTGCCGAAGTATGAGCCGGGAGACATAATCTACGTGCGCCGGGACCATGACGGGGTTCTCGCCGAATATCTCGGGCAATATTGCGCCATCAACTGCGGAGATGGCGGAACATATTTGAAGCGCCTCACCGCAGGGACCGAGCCAGATCGGTATACGCTACTATCGCTCAATGCTGCGGATATGCCGAATATGGAGGTCATATGGGCCGCGCCTGTCTTATTCATTATGCCGCGTCGTTGATCGAGATGCCGACGCCGACCGGAAAATAAGAATGGGATATTTCACAGGTCCCGCTTGACGCCGTGTGAAATATCCCACATAACACCTCCAACGCCACATGGCGACGGAGGCACGGTACATGGCGCAGGCCAGCACAGATTGGATCGAGTGGGCCGGCGGTGAATGTCCGGTTCATCCCAATGATTTTTTGCAGGTCCAGTTTCGCTGCGAGAGCCGTGAAAAAGCCTCGCAGGATGAGCCTGAAATTGCCGATGACGGGCGATTTCGGTTCATTTGGACCCACGATCTCGGCAGTCACGACATCATCGCCTACCGCGTGGTGTCCGCATGAGCCGGTTGCCGCGATCAGCGTTCCAGACCCGCAAGCCGCCCCGCGCCGGTCGCCCGGCATGGAAGTGCGCCGAGGAATTCAAGCGCTGGCTGCGCAAACTGCCGTGTGCGTGCTGCTCGGCGCCGGCTGGCGAGATCGAGAACCCGATCGTGGCGGCGCACGTCGACCACGCAGGCGGCAAGGGCGTCGCCACGAAGGTCGCCGATCAGCATTGCATCCCGCTTTGCGATGACTGCCACAAGCAGCAGCACAATGTCGGCTGGCTGACTTTCGAAAAGGCGCTGCCGATGGCGGACGCCGTCGCGCTGGCCTCGGTCTACTGGGTCGAATGGCCGGGCCGGGCCGCGTGGGAGCGTGATCTGTCCGCCAATGCGGAACATCAGCGCGGGGCGGTCGCATGATCCGCAACGATCCCGATCTTCAGCAGGCGCTTGCCGACCTCGCTCCGGCATTCGAGGCGTACCGCGCCGCCAAGCGCGACAGTGGGCGCCTCGACAAGGTGCTCAAGTTCGACGCCTATAACGCGGCGCGCGCGCAGATGCTCGACCAGCTTTCGATCATCCACGGCCGCGCCGCGAAGCTCGCGATCGACGGGAATGGCCTCGTCGTGCTCCTCTCGGCACAATCGACGTTGCGCGCGAAGCTCCGGCGCCGGCCCTCTTCGGTCCAGATGTCCAAGGCGCTCGGCGAAGAGTGTGCCGCCACGGCATCCAAGGCCGAGGCCGCAGCCAAGGCGCTCGAGAAGGCCCAGCAGATCGCCGCGCGCGCCGTGCGTGACGCCGCAGCCGCCCAGGCGGCCAGTCTCCTCTACACAGGATATTCGGCATGAATCCGTATCGTGGAACGACCGTGTACGTTTGGGCTTGGCGCGTGATCGCCGTCTACGCGACCGTGTTCTGGCTCGGCGTGGCTGCGGTCACCATCAAGGTTCTTGCGCAGTGACCTGCGAGCCGCGCCCTCCGGTGCTGCAACCGGCCGCATTTCGCGTCACGCCGTCGAAGCCAATGAGCCCGTGGATCGGCTCATGGGGCGAGGGCGCGCGCTACTCTGACGCGCAGCTCTACGAGATGGTCGTACGCGGGCTGAGCCCCGACACGGCAGAGGCCATCCGGGTGATGCGCCCCGCTTCTCGCGATGAGACGTGGTGGGGCGTCGATTTGCCCGCACCGATCCATGAATACGATTGCCCCGTCCTCGGGCGACGCGCCGACGGTCGCATCAAGATCCTGGCCCCGGCCGGCATCGCGAAACTCGTCCTCGCCGATGGATGGACGCACCACCCGAAGAAAGCCCGTGGATGGGGAAGGGTTCAAGCGTGATGGATTACCGTGACAAGATCGCCGAAGCCGTCCGGCATTCGAATGAATCGTGGCTCGTGTCGACGCTCCTGTGGGCGGGGATCGCGTTGGAGTTTGCCGCTCCTTGGTATTATTTCTCGTGAGCTGCGGATGCATCGAGCAGGTCAACACCATGTTGGCCGAGCACAATACACGCATTACGCTCCCGCTCATGCTCGGCGAAGACCAGCGCGAGCGGGCCATGATCGCTACCGAGCGTGTCAAAACCTTCCGTGACGGCAAGGCCGCGCTCGCGCTGTTCGCCAGCTTCTGCCCGTTCTGCGGCTCCCCGTATGCGGAGCATCTGGGAGTCGGGCCGAACTGCAGGCCGATCGGGCGCTGATCGCGGCCAACCCTTCATCAACCCCGGCACCAGCCGGTTTCAGCAGGAGAAATACCCATGTCCGACCACCGCACCCATATCCTTGGCCTCACGGCTGGCATCGTTGGCGGGTGCATCAGCAGCAACCTCGTGACGACCACGGACCTGCCGGGCCTGATCGCGAGCGTTTACGAGGCGCTCGAACGCGCCGGCGCGCAGCCTGCCGCAGGCGGTGTCGCGCAAGCCTCGCCCGCGGGCGCGCCAGTCCGCGCCTTCACTGGATCGGTGAGATCGTCGATCAAGCCGGCCGGCATCATCAGCGCGATCGATGGCAAGCCGTACAAGATGCTGCGTCGGCACATCGGCCTGCACGGCTATACCCCGGAGAGCTACCGGGTCGCTTTCGACCTGCCTTCGGACTATCCGATGGTAGCTCCTGAGTATGCGGCGACGCGGCGCGCTCTTGCGCTCAAGAGCGGCTTGGGCCGCAAGCGCGAGGCGGCGTGATGCCGGGCGCCGGCGTCATCTTCTTCCGCGCGGATCATGACCTGATCGGGCGTGTGCTGGCGGAAAAGTTGCGCCGGCGCGCCGATCCAAGCCGTCTCGATGACGGCTTCCGCATCCTTCCCCAATCCGTGAGGCCATCCATGCCCAGCGAAAAGCGGCGCGTCCTGGTCGCGACCGGCCACTATGTCGAAGCCCGCAGGCTGGCGCGCGTCGCGCCGCGCGATGGCAAGGTGCTTCTCTCCGTCAACTCGCACCGTCCGCCGATCGAGGTGGATGAGGCGCGCTGGAACGCTGCGGAGGTGCTCCGTGGCTGAGAAAGCATCGCACATCGCCGCGCGAGCGCTGATGCCCGTGTTCCGGTCAATGCAGCGTCAAGCGCAGGAATCGATCGACGCAGTCATTGCCGAAATGCGCAATGTCCTGCGCGTGCGGTACGATGCGGGCGCCGCGCGGCTACCGCAAGGGTTGCCGGCACCACGCCTTCAACTCCGCTGGGAGAACGGCGATGAACGGTACGAGTGGGCGTGCTCGTATGAACTCGTCCTGCCATTGCGCGAGTTCGATATCCGCAACGACGCCAAGACCGGGCATGCCGTCATTGAACTCGGCCGCACGAGGGTGGGTGGAAGCGGCGCGCCGCCGTGGCGGCACAGCGAGCCGCGCTCGTGCACGCCCTATCGGGATGGAGCACATGCCCTTTGGGACTCCGCCGTTCTAGGCGGCCTTCCGGTATACGTCGTGGCCCCGGATGGCGGCACGAAATTGGTGCCAGCCGAGGAGAACGACCGTGGCTGAGACCAGCGCAATGGTTCGGATCGAAGACGCTTGGCTGCGCGCAGCCGACGTCTCGCACATGAAATGGGATCGGGGTCACAGCTACACGAAGCTGCGGATCACGATGCGCGACGGCACGGTCTACGAGGTGAAGGACTGGAACGGCAGTGCTTATGCCGCAGAGCGAGCCCTCCTGTCGGCGATCGATCAAACCGAGGCGCGGCGCGCGGAGGTGGCTTGTGGCTGAGAATAGCGCGATCGAATGGACCGACAGCACCGTTAATTTTTGGTGGGGCTGCACCAAGGTCGGCCCCGGCTGCGACCATTGCTACGCCGAGGCGTGGGCAAAGCGCACCGGGCTGGCTTGGGGCCTTGGCACCGCACGCCGCCAGATCAAGAGCGCGGTCAAGCTGCTCTACAAGCTCCACAACGGGGCATCGTGGTGGGCAGCCGACCACTATATCGGCAAGTTCGTAGCGACACCGCGCCGACGGGTCTTCATTCAATCTATGTCTGACCTGTTCGACACCGAAGTTCCGATCGAATGGCTGTCGGAGGCGTGGCAACATATCTGCGCCTGCGACGCGCTGGCGATACAGATCGTCACGAAGCGCATCTCAGTCGTCGAGAAGCGGTTGGCGTCGATCAACGCGGCGTGGCCGGCTCACGCGGGCCTGATGGTCTCCATCGTCGATCAATCGGAAGCCGATCGAGATATTCCTCGCCTGATCGCACTCAAGAAGGCCATTGGCATTCCGTGGATTGGCCTGTCGATGGAGCCGCTGCTTGGCGCTGTCGTGCTTCGCGACGAATGGCTCGCCGCGCTAGACTGGATCATCGTTGGCGGTGAGAGCGGCGCACACGCGCGGCCGATGCACCCTGACTGGGCGCGGAGCCTGCGCGATCAGTGCGCCGCTGCCAGCGTGCCGTTCCTGTTCAAGCAATGGGGCGAATACGCGCCATACGACGGCGGCGCGCGCGATGGTGCGTGGCTTGACCCAGACGGGCATTTCTATGGTGGCCCGACGAATTGGCCACCTGAAGCCGGCGAGCGATGTCGCTTCATGTGTCGGGTCGGCAAGAAAGCCGCCGGTCGCCTGCTCGACGGCGTGCAGCACGACGGGATTCCGAAAACGACAGAGGTGGCGCGATGAGTGGCTTAAAGATCGGTCGATACGACCGCGCCGTCGAGGTCCAAGGGCCGCGAGCCTATGAGATCCGCACCGGCGAACGCTATCTGCATGGGCTGGAAGATGGCGAGATCCGTTGCTGGCCGGAATACCATCTCTTTATCATCGACGAGCGCACCGGCTCCGTGATGATCGAAGGCGCCT